TGTTTTTATATTTCAATTGTTTGTATCTTTCTGATTGTCAATTTACAAAGGTAATTATAATTTTATTATTATAATACTATTATAATGCAAATATAGGAAAGTTTAACCATTAAAGGATATCTCTTTCAATCAAGTCGAGTATATCTCTTTTAATCAATTCGGGTATTTCTCTTGCTATCTGCTACCCCGAAAAATCTTCTTCTTAGAAGAAGGAAAAAAAGAAGAAAAATAGTTTCGAAAAAATTTGGTGGTTTCAAAATAATGATGTACTTTTGCATCCGAAATCAAGCATTAAGAGTTGCCCAGTTGAGGCACACCAACCGAGTTTCGCATAGAGATAACCACGGTGGTAAAAGAATGTGTAAGTGTTTAACAACTTAAAATAATTATCTTTATTATTCCAATATGATTTATTTTGTTAGTTAAATACCTGATTTTTAAATAGTTATATGTTTCTTTGTTTTTAACGAGTAACAAAATAGCAACAATGATGTGTTAATCTTTGCAAAGTAACTAACTTGCCCACAACAAAGATACGAATTAAATCTTATTCACAATTAATTTTTAAAAAGACTTTAACTTAGATTAACATTGTATCATTTCGTATATCTAATGTATATCTATTTCCCCAAAAAATCAATTTCATTTACATTCAACACTTTTTATCATTTGGCGGTTCCAAAAAATGTTTCTATCTTTGCATCGTCAATGTTACGGTTGACAGACTAAAGTAGTCCTCCTTTCAAGGCGTAAGCCTACAAGATATGAACCTCTGAGTCGTTGTCCGTAACCAACACTCGGGGGTTCTTTTTTTATTCCCCTGAGTTAGAGACAAGATGGAAGACTATGGGCTAGATACCTTCCGATTCATCAAGTCTATAAATTGCAAGGAAGACCGCATGGCAAATCGTAGGAACTAATAGCAGAAGACGAGCGGAGGGGAATCTACTCCTTATGCTGCTTAGGTTAACTGATGTAGAATTATCAAGTGACTAGATGATGGGGGTTGACGGAACTCATCCATGACATCTTAGGTTTTCTGATTCGCTCACATACGTGTGCGTTAAGGGGAACCTAGAATCCAAAGGAATCAAAAATCTATCCATTTAATTTTCAATAATTATATTTGGGTAATTAAGTGATTTGTAAACAAATGTCGAACTAAAAATTATATAATATGGCAGTTGTAAATGTAGATTTGTCTGAGTATGATGCTATACGTAAGCGCAACTCAGAGTTGGAAGAGCAAGTAAAGGAACTTAAAAAGTTGAATGAGTCCTTGGCGCAGGGTGCAAAGGTGATTCTTCGTAAGGAGACAACTTTGCTTTTTAATAAACATCGCGCAATGTGGGATTACGATGATGGGGATGACGAGCCTCAAAGAAAAACCATCGAATCATCCGAGTCATATATTAACTTCGAGGACGTTCGCTTGAAGGTTGAACAGGCTATGCAAGATGAGGTTAATCGTAGTATTCATGATAGGAATATGGAAAAACAAGCCTATGGCGACAAGAAGAATAAGCTTGACAACGAGTATAACGGAAAGAAAGCTTACCTCAAGAAGGTGTACGAAAAGAAGGAAAAGGACTTGGAAGAGGAGTATGAGAAGAAGGCAAAGGACTTGGAAGAGGATAATTGTCGCAAGGATATTGAATTGCGTAACAAGTATTCTGTTATGGTTCGTGATTTTGAATCTGAGAAACTTCGCATTCTTAATCTGCTCCCTAACATACGGAAATTGGCAGAAGAGTTGCACGATGATTTGAACAAGCGATTTTTCAAACCTAAGCATGCTATCGAGTTGGCTGAATCTATCATAAATACAACTAAAAAGTAGGCTTATGGAACTGGATATGTTGATTAGAAACGCCCTGAGTGATGCCAAGTGGTTGATTGCAAAGGGTGGCACGGATAGGGCAGAAGTCCTGAATCGTGTGCTGGGTAAGATTGATAATGCCTTGAAGGAACTGGATGGGGTTGACCTCATTGACCTCAACAAGGTGTGGCATCAGGCGAAAGATGTCATGCCGCCACGCATTTATGGCGGCAATCATGCAGACTTGCTGTGTGTGCATCAGTTCAAGCCTACCTCTCATCCTATTCTTACTCATGAAGAGTACTGCCCTGAGGAGGAAGCGTATCTTAAAGCGAGTCCGAATGACTGGTGGTGTAGAACTGGTGATTTATTGAAGAAGGAGCATCGTGAACTTTATTGGAGATAGATATATTAATTTAAATAGTTAAGATTATGAGTGAATTATATTGGTTAGGTGTTTTGGGCAACTTACATAGTTGTGGTGAAGTTGTTGTTTTTTTATCTATTATAGTGTTATGTGTTTTAGGTATCTGGACAATTACGTTTGGCTCTGATTATGATGAACCTTTTAAAAAGATAAAAAGAATGTTTAAGCGTTCTATAGAAGCTTTAGTGTTTGGAACAACTATTTGTTTATTCATCCCTTCCACAAAGAGTCTGCTTATCATCTATGGAGTAGGTGGCACTATTGATTATCTCAAAGAAAACAAGGATGCTAATAAAATTCCTGATAAGTGTATTAAGGCTCTTGACAAGTATCTTGATGATGCGTTGAAGGAAGATAAAGACAAAGATAAGGAGTAACTATGGTATCGGAATCAGCTAGATATTATCAGAATCACCCAGCAGCTAGGGAGCGGAAGAAGAAATACGATACTCGCTTTGAGTCTTCTCCTGCTCAGAAGGCTAAGCGTAGGGAACTTGCCCGTCATAACGCTGCCCACGATAAGAAGTATGGGGCAGATTCACGCAAGGGTATGGATGCCAGTCACACGAAATCGGGAATCAGGTATAAACCATCATCGGTAAATCGTGGTTCCAAGACGGATATGGCTGGGGATAGAAGGGCTAGAGGCGGTCGCTGATAGTGAATAAAAAGAATAGGGAGTGCTCACGCATTCCCTATTTTGTTATCCTAACAATCTTAAAACCTATAAACTAAAAAACCTATGAAAAAAACAATCGTTCTTCTTAATTATGATAAATTCAATTTAACCTTCCTCTTCTGACATCTGTCTTAACTTCTCGGTGAGGGCATTGTGAACCTCACGCTTATCGTCAAGAGTGACGGTCTGTAGCTTAGGACAATTAAACTCCAGTATCTTGATAAAGGTTGATACCTTATCCTTAGGCTCGCACTTATACCAAGCTTCCATGAAATCATCCCAAGCCTCTCTGGAAAAATCGGCACAGAGTTCACGAAACTCCTTCTTGATAGGAGATTCATATCCCTTCTGTTTACCTCCAGTCTTTGCTCGTCCTTTCTCGAACTGACCTCTAGAATTTCTTTCTGTTGCCATATTTTCTTTGTCTATTAATGCTGCAAAGGTACTAATTATTATTTATATGCGAGTTTTATCCGTTAATAATTGAATCAGCAGCACGAGTATTAACGGATAAAATATGATTTTCGGCTAGTATTATTAACTTTGCCACATTATTAATAATTAAAATACATATATATGTTAGGAGCATTAATTGGGGCAGGTCTTGGACTTGCAAGTAGTATCGCTGGTGGTGTAGCTAACCGCAAGGCGAGACGTAAGCAGGAACAGATGATTGCCCAGCAACAGAGAGAAAATCAGGCATGGTATGACCGAACATATAATGCCGACCCAACCAAGCGTGCTGATACCGTGCGCTTGCTCACTCAGATGCAGGAGCAGATTAAGAACAGAAACAAGGCAGCTAAGGGCAGACAAGCGGTGATGGGTGGTACGGAGGACTCCACTACTGCGGTGAAGGAGGCGAACAACAAGACTCTTGCTGATACTACCTCACAGATTGTGGCTGCAAATGATGCTAGAAAGGATAACATCGAACAGCAGTATATGAACAGAAAGAATCAGTTACAGAACCAGCAGATGGGTATTGAAGCAGAGAAGGCTGCTGATACCGCTAATGCGGTGTCAGGTGTGGCTGGTACTGCTGCCAACATTGCTGCAACTATTGATAGTGGTGCTGGTGGAGCAAAGAAGGCTCCGAATATGAATGTGACTCAGGAGCAGTTGGATGGTATTGCCAAGTATCCGAATGATGTTCTTGGCTTGAAGGCTAAGGCTACAGCTCTTCCTTCTGATGGTGACTTGAATAGCCTTGGGGCTAAACTTCAAAAGATTAAAGCATAGCCTATGAAAGCATCAGATATGTTACGAAACAATAATGGCTTGAAGACTACACAGAGTGTTCTCAACAAGCAGCAGAGTGGTGTGGATGCGGCACAGAAGGTGGCAGAGACTCAGGCTCCAGTCTTCACCCAGCAGCAACTTGATGCGGCTGGCAAGAAGGTTGACCAGATGAATGCTGCTACTCCTCAGAATGAAACACCTGCGATGAAGGCGGCTAGAGAGAAGACTATCGCTACTCAACAAGCCATCGCCAATGGGGTAGATGTAAATCAGAGTACTCCTAATGATGAGGAGGATAAACCATCCGTACCCATCGTGAAGAAGGAGGAGTCGAAACCTCAGCCTAAGCAGCTATCTTATGCTGATATGTATAAGATGCTGAATCCTGAGCAGCAGGAGACGGCTGAGCAGAGGGCAAACAGAGAGAAGAAGGAGCGTACCAAGGCTCGTATCGCTGCTCTGGGTGATGGTCTCCGTGCGCTATCCAATATCTACTTCGCTACCAAGGGTGCAAAGGTGGTACACAATCCTGAGTCGGATATGACTAAGGCGGTGAATAAACGCAAGGCTTACATGGATGCTCAGAGAGAGAAGAATCGGGCATCGTGGTTGGCTGGGTATCAGAGGGCACTCGCTCTTGATGAGGAAGCTCGGAAGAATAACCTGACTCTCGCTGAGCAGATGAGGTATCACGATATGCAGAACGACATTAACAGGGTGAAGAATGACCAAGGGCAGCAGAGAATTGACCAAGGAAACAGAAGACTTGACTTGTCGAATATGAAGTATCAGACTGATGCTGATTACAAGAAGGCAGTCTTGGCTATCAAGAAGGCTCTGGCTGATGGGCAGATTTCCCACTGGCAAGCACAGGAGGCTATCCAGCGTATCAATGCTGCGACTGGTCGAATCCGTGCCAACAAGTCTGGTAGTGGCAGTTCAAGAAAGGGTTCTTACTCTGGAGAGGTTGATGAGTATATGGATTTGATGGAAAAAGACCCTGAGGGCATGGCTGAGGCTGCAAGGGAGGTAAAGAAAATGGGTTACTCCCCTAAGACGGCAGCAGGAAAAAAGGCTCAGAAGATAGCCTATCAGCGTAAGCATGGTAAGGGTAAACAGAACCATACATCATCATCCAACAATGGTGGAAAGAAGAAGACAGGTGTTAATTGGATAAAATAATAGATAATATGCCAAAATACAAACCATTATACTCCCTTTATAAGGGATTGAAAGAAAATAAGTATGATGTTCCTGATAGCTATGTTAGCTTTCAGAAGACGTTAACTCAGCCTGGCAATGCAGGAGCAAAGAGTAGAAGCGGATTGTATCAATCCTTGAAGGATAGTAACTATGATGTTCCTGATACTTATGAAGACTTCTATAAGAATCTTTTCGTGCCAGTGAATAGTACAACATCTAGGGCTTTGAAAATCGGGGAGAATCCGAATACTCCTACGGTAAATAGGTATCGCCAAAAGATGTTTGATTCTGTTGACCCAAATAAAAATGGGTTGAATGCTCTTTCTCATAGAGCGGTAGGTCAGGCTGTAAGGGCAACCAACAATGTCCGTAAGCCAGTTGTCGCTAAGGTTGTGAATCGGAAAGGTAAGCCAACTGGAGAGGAGTTTGCCATTACTCCTGCCAAGACTGTAGAAGACCTTGATAGGGAGTATGCTCAGGCGGTATCGAAGAACTGGGAGAATGAACTGCACGACCAGATGGCTGATGCCGACAAGGATGCAGCTAAGATTAGCGATATGTTCAAGTCCTTCATTGGTTCTACTGATGAGGTCGGTAGCGTGTGGGGTAATATGACAAGAGGTGGCGGTATTGCTGGTACTCCTCATAGTGTTACTACCAACAATGGTATCTTGGAGAATACGGAAGCTCGACAACTTCTTGCTGCTGGTGACTACAATCGTAAGAGAAGAGAACTCTTGCAGTTGGAGCAGGATTCGAGATTATCAAAAGATACTTCATTCTTAGGTGGAGTAAAGGAAGCCTATAATGATATAAAAAATGGTGAGTTTTCTAAGGCAGGAAAGGATTTAGTTTATGGAGCAGGATTTGATGACCATTCCTTCTGGAGAGGTATGTATGATGCTGCCAAAGATACTGGATTCCTGACTGGCGGTACGTCTAACCTTATCAATGCTGGCTCCTTGCTTGCGACCAAGCAGAATTTGGATAATGGTATTCATACTGAAGCTGGAGATATGTTGATGCAGCAAGCGGTAAAGAATAGTAATGCACAGAGTCAGTATGGTGATAATCAGGGATGGATGTACACTGGTGGTGTTATCACTACCAATATGGCTCCTTTTATGGTGCAAATTGGTAGTGCTGGATTCTCCAAGGGTATGAGTAACACTATTGGAAAGGCTGTGCAGGGTGCTGCTTCAAAGGTGGCATTGGGTACTATGGAGAAAGCTACTGGAATTGCTGGTGCTCATATCGCAAACTATATCGGCAAGGTAACTGGTCTTACTACAAAGGCTTTCGGAAAAGCTATCCAGTATGGAATCGTTGGTGCTGCCCAAGCTAATACGGTTGGTCTTGGAAATGTAGCTAACGATGTGGTTAATCGCTATACTGGTCAGGTCTATGAGGATGAGCAGGGTAACTACAAGTTCGGCACTTTTGATAGTGATGGTAAACTTGTGCATGAAGGCGGTGAAGACTTCCTTACTGCTCTCGTAAAGGGTGAGGCGGCTCAGACTATTGAGTTTGCTACTGAGTTGGCTGGCGGTGGAATTGATGCTGCTGGTACTGCCCTGAAGAACTTCGTTACCAAAGGTGGCAAGAAAATTATCAACAAGTACAACATGGAGAATGTTTCCAAGGTGATTGACTTCTTGCTTAATAATAAGGTGTCAAAGAAGGCAAGATACTTGAAGGCTGGTGCTGACAGAACTCTTGGTAAGGTTGAAGTGAATAGTATTGTCGGTGAGTCTCTGGAGGAAGAGTTGGGTATCATCGCCAACACGGTCTTTACTGGTGATAATAAAATCTCAGACTTGTGGGATGAAAAGCAGCAGTCTCAGATATGGGGCGGTATGCTCTTGTCTATCGGATTGATGAAGGGTGCTGTCGCTCCTTTCCATGCTTATAATGCCAAGCAGTATTATTCCTATAAGCATAAGCTAGACAAGGCTGATGTGAACTTGTCTCAGTTGCTCGGTAAGGAGAAATGGGAAGAACTCCGTAATCAGATTGATGCTACAACAAACGATGATATGCCTGAAATGGTAAACAAAATCAATCGTGATGTTGCTCTTGGTAAGAACAGACAGCCAGTGCGTGAGTATATTCAGAACTTGCTCATCATGCGTGGCTATGACATTGGTAATATGCTCGCTGCAAAGAAGGCAGTTGAAGACAAAGGTGAAGGCGTCTCTGTGAAGAATATGGAGAAGAATCAGGCATACCAGCAGGGTCGTGATGCTTACGGCTATGATACACATGAGATTCAGCTAGACCAAGAAGACAAACAAAAGTCTCTTGCCCAGCTTCTTGGTATCTCAGAGCAGCAGCTGGCATCCATGAGTGATGAGGAACTTGAAACACTCTCTGGTCGTGATGATAATATTGATAGGGCTATCTATGACTACCAGTTATCTACTGCTCGCTATGAAGGTGTGATTGATAATGCAAGAGACCAGATAGACTTGGAGGTTCAGAGGGCAGCACAAGCGGTTGATATGTACACAGACAAGTCTCGTAATACAATTCGAAATGCTACCATCAAGGCTACTGGCGGCTTAGAAGATTATGGTGTGTATATTATTAATGGTAATATTGCTACCCATGAAGATGGTTCTATTGACATTAGTAATAGCGATGATATGATTCTGTATTATGACCCAACTACTAATATGGTTGAGCATGCTGATGCCATGATGTTTGCAGAACTAGGTAGTGAGGAAAATGCTGATGAAGTGAGAATTCAGGCTATGGCTGATGCTAAGGAGAAGGCTATCAAAGAAACTACTGGTATCATTGATGGTGTTGTTGAGGTAGGTACTCAGTTCAAGACCGTTGATGCAGATGGAACAGAACATACTTATGAAGTACTCGCTGATAATGGTGATGGTACTGCCATGATTACTATTGATGGCAATATTCCTACTGAACTTGTCAAGGGTGAGAATGTAAATGTTCCAGTTTCGTTTGAAGAGTTGCAGAAGATGAAGGATGCTTCTGACCAGCAGAGATTGCAAGAAGCAAAGGCTCAGCGAGAACAGATGGAGAAGGAGCGTGCAGAACAACAGACTCAACAGACTGAGGAGACTCAACCTTCATTTGACTTCAATCAGATTCTTAATGATAATGGCAGCGTGGTGCTCGTTGATGTGCTTGATAAGGATGGCAATACTAGATACCCTGACTCTAGATTATTCCTCATTCGTGATGCTGGTGCCAAGGCTACGGTTGTTGAGTTGAAGAGTGATGGCACAATCGTTCCTCATGCTGTGAACAAAGAAGATGTGGCAACTATCTCTTCTATGCCGCTCGATGAATACAAACAAGCTATGCCTGCAACCTCAATGATAGAGGATAATAGTGGAGAGAATAGAGGTGAGATAGAGGTGGAGACTCCGACAATAGAGGGCGAGACTGCTGCTCCTGCTGAGGAGACTGCTGCTTCTGAATCTGCTGAGACTCCTGCAACAGAACAGACTCCTGCTGCTCCTGCCATTACCCTTGAAGATGGAACCATCGTGCCTATGTTGGAGGATGGCAATCCTGACTTCTCGAAGCTGACTGCCGCACAGACTGCTGAGTTGTATGACTCCCAGTTTGGTGAGGATGCAGATAGTATCGTATCTGGATATGTGTCTGATGCAAAGAAGGCACTCGACAAGGCTAGCAACATGACCGTGAAGGGTAAGACTTTCATGGAGCAGAAGGCGGCTAAGGATGCAAAGGAGAAGGCGATTGCTGATGCTCAGGCGGCTTATGACTCTGCTATTGCTATCCGTGATGCTTATAATGAGCGACAACTTGCCAAGGTGGAAGACACTGCTGAGGGCAGAAAGGAACTCATTGAGAAGGCAAGAAGAAAGTTCGCTCGCTTGAAGAGTGCGGTGAAGGATGATGCTGAGGCTGTGGCTCAAATCTATAAGGAGACGGTTGGAACTCTGCTGCATCGTCTGTATGATGGTACTGGCATTGATGTGACTGATACGATTCCGCTTACTGCTGAGGAGTATGTGGCTAACAACCTCGGTGCTCACTCTCTCAACTATGAGGGTACAGAGACAAGCAAGGGTGTTAAGCAGGAGACTGGATTGAGCAGAGAAGACTTTGCCAAGACTCAGTTGCTCGCTGCTGATGGAAAGGGTACTACTATTGACAACCTTGTGCATAGTCTGTGGGAGAATCGTCCATCTAACCTTGATTCACTCGACACTCAGGATATTCGCAACGCCTTGCTCAGCATAATCACTAGCGGTTTCAAGGCATCGGAAGCTAAGAACTACATTGAAAATCTCCGTATCGCTCAGGCTGAGAATATCCTTGAAGAGCAGAAGAAGGCGGCTGATAACGCTGCATTCGCTGAGGAGAAGACTGGGGAAGAGAACTCTGATGAGGAGAATGATGAGGAGAATGAGAAGATAAATGAGCAGACAAATGAGAATATAAATGCTCCTGAGGTTCCTGAGGATGCAACGGAAGAGAATCCGCTTGGCTTACAACTTAGCGAAGATAAGGTTCCGTTTGAAATTGAAGGAGGAAAGAGCGGTGAGACATATAACATAAACGATAATGAAGACAGACAGAGACTTATCAATGACAACAAGGTGGATGATAAGGACATCTTGGATATTGATATGCCTAAACATGTACACAAGGCTATTAAGGAGTTGTGTAAGAAGATGGGATTGAAGGTTCAGTTCCTCTATATGGGTGCAAGGTCAAATGGTTGGATTGAGAATGGAACCATGTATCTTGCTCTGGACACAGAGAAGGCTACCCAGTTTGTGTTTGGTCACGAAATGACTCATGCAATCAAGCAGAAGAATCCTGAGGCATACAAGGAACTCGTTAAGGTTGCCATGGCTGTAACGACAAAGAAGAAGTTTGAGGAAGACTTGGAAAAGGTTTACCAAAACTATCATGGTATCTCTGGATATAACAATGTTGATGATTACGTTGAGGAGGTTGTTGCTGACAACTTAGGAAAGTTCATTAATAACTTTGACTTGGCACAGAAGTTTTCTCTTCGTCTCAATCATCCTGTATTGGCTACGATTCTTCATGCAATACAGAAGATAAAGAGTCTGTTATATGGAGACTTCTATAAGTCTGTAGATGCTTTGGAGCGTATCGTTGAAAAGGCATACGTTGATACTGCCAAAGGTGAGGTGACAAACTCTGAGACTGGTGAAGATGTTTCCTTCTCTCTCCGTCAAAAGCCTGAGCCTAAGAAGAAGGGTATCGGCTACAAGGTATTCGTGCTAAAGGATGGCAAACTCTATCCACCAATGGTAGCGAACCCTAATGGTGCTGCTACTCCTGTTGGTGTGTGGCTCGATGCTGATGCTGCTCCTATTGCAGGTGAAAGCAAGACTGGCAGACCTCAGGTTAAGCAGGGCGGCAAGGGAACACAAGGCGGTAGCGGTAAGCTAGCCTATAGACCAGGCTGGCATCTTGGTGTCGTGCCTTATGCTATCCAGTTCAACCGCAAGGATGCAGAGGGAAACAAGACTCTCTTCCCTAAGAACTTCGTCTTCGCTGAAGTAGAGTATGCTGCTGATGTAGATTATCAGGAGGAAGCTCGCCAAGAGGGTATCAATCCATCGGGCAAGTATCAGCATTCGCTCGCTGGCTTGAAACATCTGCCTACTGATGGCTATTATATGTATCGTACCAATCCGAACCCCGAGACTGACCCTTGGGTGATTACTGGTGCGATGAAGGTGAACCGTATCTTGACCCGAGCAGAGCAAGCGGAACTTGTGAAGAACGCTGGTCGTGAACCTCAGCAGATTCAGGAGGGCGATATTGTTACTGATGATGTTGTGAACAGCATCAATCAGGAGATAGCTGATGCTCCTAAGTTCTCCATCAAGACCTATCATGGCTCACAAGCTTCATTCGACAAGTTCGACCATTCCTTCATGGGCAGTGGCGAAGGTGCGCAGGCTTACGGCTGGGGTACTTATGTGAGCGAGGTGGAAGGTATTGCTAAGGCTTATGCTAAGGCAAACACGGCAAAGAGAAATACGGAATACTCTGTAGCAAAACGTGCTTATGAGGATGCTGAGACAGAATATAAGAACCTTACTAATTATATTGCTGATAGCGAGTTGAATATTAATATGTTTAATATACCTTCTTTGGAAAACAATAAGAATAAACTTGCAATGTACAAAGAAAAGGGCATTCAGCATTGGATTGAAGTGTATGAGCAAAGAGTGAAGAGAGGTGAAAAATCCATAAATGATGAGCGTGAGCGTATCGAAGAATACAAGGTAAAGCAAAAAGAAGCTTATCGACTTATGGAAGAAGCTAAGAAGAAACTTGATTCTCTTGAAAAGCCAAAGCGTAATCTTTACTCCGTGGATATTCCTGATGATACAGGTGAAAATTATATCGGTTGGGATGATGCGTTGACTGAAAAGCAAGTTGAAATGTGGAAAAATGCTGCCAATAGATTAGCACCAAAGGATGATGATGGCGGCTGGAAAGAAAGAGTTGATTATTATGCTAGGAGGTATGGCTATAATTTCAGAGGAGAAAAGGCTTATAAGCTTTTGACTTCTGAACGTACACCAAAAGAGGTTTCTCTGGCATTAAAGGATGCTGGCTTCGATGGTGTGAAGGTTATTGCTCAGCGCAACACTGGCGGCAACAAGGATGGCAAGATGAACTATGTTATCTTTGACGAGAACAATGCGCAGATTACTAGTCATACCAAGTTCTCATTGAAGGATAATCAGGGAAATCCTCTGAATCAGGATGGCACGTTGAAGCTGGATAAGATTAAGTCCGTTGATGAATTGACGGATGAAGACTTCTTGCATCCTACTAGAAATGTAGAATTGCCTAGCTTGCCAAAGAAGATTGCTGATGCTATTGGAACAGAAGAAAAGCCAGTTGTTATCAAGAAGAACATCTTTGAGCGTAATTATATGAGACATAAAGATGTTACTCCTGAATTGAGTAAAACAATCTTTAAGTCTGCTTTATATAATACAGATTTGTATGGTCAGAATCAAAAGAAAACTAGACCATATAATTGGGTACTTATCAACACAAAGGATGAGAAGGGTAATAATCGCACAGTATTATTAGAGGTAAATCCTAATAAAGATAATGTGGAAATCGTACATTGGCACTTCGTTGACGAAAGAGGATTGGAAAAAATAAAGAAGCAAGCTGACCGTGAGGACGGGCAACTCCTCATACTGCCTTCCGATAAGGAAGAGGTCGGTGCCCTTTCCGACCCTACGGTCAACTTGTCTGCTGCAAAGATAGACAATTCTTCTGAAACTGCCAAGGAAAATGAAGAAAAAGTTGATGTTGAGGAGCCAAAAACTTTCGAGGAGTTCTTGAATCATCCTTCTTTGAAGTTCTCAATCAAGAATGAGGAACAGAGAAAAGCGGCTGAGGATGCTTATGAATATGCTTCTAAACTCCGTCCTAACAAGTATGCCCAGTATGCTCTGGTGGATATGAACAATCCTTCAAAGTCTCCTGAGTATTACGAAAAGAAAGTGTTGGCTGACAGATGGAGACGATTCTATAACAAGGCGGTTCATAACGAATTGGATGATGTGTATAAGGATGCTTGGGGTAATTACAAACTCTTTGACCTTGACCAACCTTTTGCTGACCAAGTGAATGAGGTGAAGGGTGATGTACCTAGCGAGTTCAATGCTCCAGATGTTGAAGCAAACAAAAATGCCGACAACGAAAGTGGTGCTGAGTATCACGAATACAAGCAAGATGAACCATCGTCTGTTACTTATAAGGATAGATATAAGGCTTTCAAGCAACGTGAGGCTAACAGAGAGAAGACTGCTGGATTGAGAAAGGAACGAAAGGAAGTAGAGGATTCATACAACTCGAAGAGCGAACAGCGTATTGAATACAACAAGCAACTGATGAAGGAGTATATGGATAAGCATGGTTTGTCTTCTGAAAACGATATTCCTGAAGATATTTGGAATGATTTGAGAGACAAATCTTTCGAGAAGTATCAAGATGAGTTGGATAGTCTGTTTAATAAGTACAAAGACTTGGATAGACAGATTAAGGCAGTAGCAGAACCTCGCTTCTCTTTGAAGGATGAGAAAACTCTTGTAGGAGTGCATAACATTACTGAGGAGAAGTTGAGAAAGGCTTTGAAGCTTGGTGGCTTTGCCAATCCTAGCCTTGCTGTTATTGACACAAGCAAGAGTGGTCACGACAACTTTGGAGAGATTTCCTTCATCGCTCCTTCTGCCCTTTTGGATAAGCGTACTGGCAATACTGGTGGCACTTGGATAACTGATGCCTACACTCAGCGATACCCTTCTATTGAGCGTGAAATGAGTGAAAAGGGAAGTCAGAAGTTTAAAGACTGGGTTGATAGCCTTGAATACCCAAGTGAAGCTAAGGCTGAGATTAAGAGACAGGCAGAGGATGCGCTGAGCAACAATAATGCTCCTGCTTGGGAATTGATGTACTTGAAGGAAAAGGGTATTGATATTAAGGAGTATGATTCTAGAATTGATTATCGCTGGAAAGAAATTATCAGCGACCATCCTACTGCTGAGGATATTCTGAATAGTATGCAGACTGACCCTGAACTGAATGAAAAGGTTACAAGTCTGGCTAAGCATGCCATCATCCATCCTACTTGGGAAAAGGTTTCTTTGGAGGTAAGAAGAAAGATGTATAAGGAGACTGGTGTTAAGGCTAGCCCTATCAATCCACAAGTAAGAAAACAGACTAAGGAAATCTTTGAGCGTGACTATGCGCCAACCTTGCTTAACAAGGACGGCAGTCCAAGAAAAAAAGATGTGAAGAAGGTTGTTGAGGATATTGTGAAGGAGCACAACGATACCAAAAAGTATGACTTCTATCTGTCTAAGGTGAAGGCTAGTAATTACGTCAACAAGAATGGTCTTTATGATGATTACATCAGATGGCAGGAGAACAAACTGGATGAGTTCGGAACGAAGAACCGTATCTTCCGTGGCTATACTAAGGATGGTTCCCGAAAGTATGTGCCTGAGACTCTTGAAAATGTTTCAAAGGCTATGAGGGAAGAAGCAGATGGGCAGACCAATGGAAGTGAATATACCTCGTTTGGTAGCTTTATCGCAAAGTTGGCTAGTCGTGTTGATTCTACAGACGAAATGCGTGCCAACAAGGATAAGTTGTCTTCTAATAAGGATAAGGAAGAGTTTTACGAGAAATGGAATGGGGTTTATTATGACCTTGCCAAGTTCTTGTATAATGATGTGTTCTATGGAGAGCAGAGACTTCACGATATTGTATTGCAGTCTGACCCTAAGAAGTATGCCAAGAAAGAATATGGAATTACCCTTACTCCTACCTTCATGAAGAAACTGGATGCCTTGAAGAATGCAGTACAGACAGAGTTGAAGAGTGCGTACTTTGAGACTAAGTACAACAGACCACTCCGTCTAAACGAGTTTGCTGCTGTCGTGGTTCCTGATAACTTAGGCGAAGATGTACGCAAGGGTATAGAGAATGCTGGCTTACCGATGTATGACTACGACCCGAATAAGGAAGGTGACCGCAGTCGTGCCTTCAATGAAGCTATCAATAGCAGCGACAATATCCGATTCTCTCTTGCTGGCGAGCGTGGTGCGGCTGCTGCTGACAAGGCAGAGGAGCGTACCTTCCGTATGGATAATCTCTCAGTGGCTCGCAAGATGGAAGAGGAGAAGAAGGATGCCAAGGCAATCAAGATGGCTACTGGCTGGGAGCGTGGTGCTGATGGCAAGTGGAGATACGAAATGCCTGATGCCAAGATAAAGGACACGATGGACGTAGGCGGTGGGCACATCGTTAAGCGTTACAAGGATGATATGCTCTGGAATGGCGGTAAACTATCTAATGTGATTGATGCACCTGAATTATTTAAGGCTTATCCCCAGTTGAAAGATGTGCGTATTGATACGGATGCCATTATGAACGATATGCCTTCAAATGGTGAATATAATTCAAAGACCAACACCATTACCATTCATGCTGATGAGTTGAAATATATGAATGGCATATTGAATCACGAGATTCAGCACGTTATTCAGGATATTGAAGGCTTTGCCAAGGGCGGTAGTCCTAGATTGGTTAGAGGTGAGGTTAAGAAGAAATTAAACGAGGTAACCAAGCAGATTAGGCAGTTACGAGCAGAAGGTAAGGAAGATGAGGCAAAGACTCTGATTGAGAAGAACAGAGGTCTTTATAATGCTTATCAGAAGAATGATGATTTCAATAGTTACAAGTCTCTTGCTGGCGAGGTGGAAGCTCGCAACGTATCTGCCCGATTGAACATGACTCCTGAGGAGAGAAGAAAATCTCTCGCTGAATCTACTGAGGACGTGGCTCGTAAAGACCAGATTTTCTTGGGTGTTGGCGATGTGTCCTTCTCTCTACGTGATATGGCTGACGGAAAGAAGAGTGGTGCGGCTGATATGGCTGAGGACTTGAAGAGTCTGAACACTCCTGATGAGGTGGATGATGCTATCAAGACTGCCATTGATGATATGCCGAGCGGCTGGAAGATGGCTAACAAGAAGATGATTCATATTGCTCAGGCTCTAGGCGAGAATCGCAAGGCAGAGATTGCTGGCGAGGAACCTAAATTCTCCCTGAAGGATGGCTCACTCATTAAGGCAGGAACCTACTTTAGCGGTGGCGGTCTTGTTGAGGAAGGTTTGAAGGGTATCATCGACCCAGTTTTGGCAGTTGAGTATGACGAGAAGATAAGCGGTGTATATCGCAATAACTTCGGGCAGCACATCGTTACTGCTGATGTTCGTGATGTTGACCCAAGAGAGTTGGTGAAGCAGATTGATGGCGAGGTAGAGTACTTCCATGCCAGCCCAGTCTGCAAGAACTACTCTCAGGCTAAGAGTAACCATGCTGAGGTGGAACTTGACAAGGAGACTGCTGCTAGTACTGCCGAGTTCATCAATGCTATCAAGCCAAAGGTGGTGACCATTGAAAACGTGAAGGGATATAAGAATTCAGATGCCATGAAGACTATTACCGATGCTCTGGATGCAAACGGATATACTTGGGATGCAGATGTTTATAACGCTGCTGACTATGGCGGCTACACCAACCGAGAGAGATTGATTGTCCGTGCGGTTCGTGATGGCAAACTCCCTGCCAAGCCAAAGAAGATGGCACGCAAGAGCGGATGGTATGAAGCTGTGGCTGATATTATCCCGACCCTGACCGAGAAGAAGAATGGTGTGGCTCCTTGGATGGACGTTCGCTTGAAGGCTGATGGCATTGACTGGAGAAACATTGACAAGCCATTATATGTGATGGGAAGTGCCTACGCTGACGGAAAGGTTCCTCATGCCTTCGCTGATGAACTCCTGCCAACACTCAGAACGAAGAGTGGTGATGTGATTGTGATGCCTGACGGCAAGGTATATCGTGCCTTAGGCAGAGTTCTCGCTAGAGTATCAGGAGTGAGCGATGATTACAAGATGCCTTTCTCCGAGAATCTGAGCCATACCATCATCGGCAACGGAATCCCTACCCAGTTGACGGAACATGTGATTGCTCCTCTGCTTACTGGCTCTGACCCTAAGTTTAGCATCCGTACCTATCATGGTACTGGTGCTAGCTTTGATAAGTTCGATTTCAGCCACATGGGTGAAGGCGAAGGTTCGCAAGCATTTGGTTGGGGTGGATATGTTACCAACTCTAAGGAAATTGCAGAGGACTACACAAGACGTGCCAAAATGAGAAAAGACAATGGCGGCTTTGAATTTGTGACAGATTTGTCTGACAGCAACAAAGATATGGTAAGACACTATATCTATAAATATAAAGATGTAGATAAGGGATTGGATGCTATGAGAAAAGACCTTCCTTCTGCTCTAGAAATGTTCCCTGATGATGATAATTTGAAGGAACTTAGCGATATTCTTGCAAAGAAGAATGAGAAAATAGCTGTTCCTGATGATATTGCTTATCTTTACGATGTGGATATTCCTGATGATAATGGAGATTATCTTGACTGGGAGAATAAACTGAAAAAATCTCATTTGAATAAGGTAAATAAGGAGTTGGTTAGAATAGGCAAGGAACCTATTGAGACCATTTATCCAAGTCGTGTTGATGGTAAGGTAAGAGGTCAAGACTTGTATGATGAACTTTCCTCTATGCTTGGTTCTAAAGAAGCAGCTAGTAAGTTGTTAAGTGATGCAGGATTTGTTGGTATCAAGTACCCTGCTGGAACCATTTATGGTGGTGCAAAGAAAGGCGATTACAACTATGTGATATTCGATGAGAACAATGCCAATATCGTGGGTAATACCCGATTCTCCTTGCGCTATGACCAGTTTGAGCATGACTTGAACCAGTGGAAGAAGGATAATAATCTGCCTAAGGATGCCCAGCGACCAACCATCCCACAACGTAACGCTGGCGAGAGTGCAGTTGACTTCCTGAGGAGAGTGGACGAGTACCGCAAGCAGATGGCTCTGTGGAAGACTGCTCCAACCTACGAGCAGCATCTTCTAAGTGATGATACTGCCCTTGGAGAGTTCAACCGAGAGTTGCAGCATGGTTCTGTGCTCAAACGTATCGCCTTCCAAGATAGTATGCTGGCTATCCGCAAGGCTCAGGAAGCTATCATGAAGGAAGTGGGTGTTGACCGCCTGAACATGGCTGAGGATGCCTATACTGCCGAGAACCGCAGTCATGGCAAGGGAAAGAACGAGTTTGAGGAGTACAACAATGAGTTCTTGCAGCCATTGAGAATGGCTTATCACCAGATGAAGAAGATACTTGGTGATAGCTATGATAATGTCCGTATCTACATGATGGCTAAGCATGGCTTGGAGCGTGATGCTCAGATGGCTTTCAAGAAGTCACTGGATGCTGACTTTGAGGACGTGGCTCAGAGAAGTGCGGCATACAGGGCTTACAAGGGCGATATGAACCGTATTACTAATGATAGCGATTTGGAGTTTGGAAGAGTGAATTTCAATACTTGGAGACAGAGAGATAACGCACTTAGAACGAAATACTCTCCTTCCTATATGGACTATCGTTATGATGAGAATGGTATCGCCTACGATTACTCAGGCTTGTCGGCTCTCTTCGGTGGCTCAGACTTTGAGGAAGCTGCCCACAAACTGGTAAGGGATATTGAGAGTAGTCATGTAGCTGAGGTGCAAGACCTATGGAATGCTACGAATTCGGCTACCAAGAAGATTCTCCGTGATGGCTACAAGGCTGGCATGATGAGCAAAGATACTTATCTGTATGTGCGTGATATGTATAGCCATTATATTCCTCTCCGTGGATGGGATGGCACTACTGCCGACCAAGTATGGGACTATGTAGGTGGTGGCAAGGGTGCGTTCAATCAGACCTTGAAGACGGCACACGGACGAACCTCTATCGCTGATGACCCTATCGCCTACATCGAGAATATGGCAGAGAGTGGAATCCTGCTGAACAACAAGAACTGGGTGAAGCAACACCTGATGCTCTTGGCTCAGAATCATCCTACCTCCCTGCTGACCCTGAGCAAGGCTTGGTACGTGAAGAGTACGGATGCCAACGGCAACGAAGAGTGGATTCCTGCTACGCCTCAGATTACTTCTCAGATGAATAGCAATCAGGTGAAGGCTGCCATTGATGCTTTCGAGCAGAATATGGAGAAAATGGCTCAGACTGGCGATGCTACCCAGAAGAGAGACGGCTTGAACATTGCCTATCCTCAGACTCATAGCGAGGAGAGAGAACATGAGGTAAGAGTGATGAAGGATGGCGAGGAGTACGTTATCTATGTTAATGGAGACCCGCAGTTGGCTCAGGCGATGAACAATACCAGAGCACACCGAGTAAGAGAGATTCAGAGCGGCAAACTTGATAGGGCTGCTGCTTGGTTGGGCAGAAAGATGGCTGCTGCTTATACCAGTCTTTCACCTCTTTTCATCCCTTCCAACTACTTCCGAGACTTGACCATGACGCTGGCATCTACCGCTATTCGTGAGGATGCAAAGTACAACTATCTGCTCAGAAAGAATCTGGCTACCTCTTGGAATCTCGGTTTCATGCTGAGAAACTATCAGAACGGCAAGTTGAGAGAGAAGGTAAGCAACGGAAATGCTACACCAAAGGAACAGATGTTTTATGACTTCATGATGAATGGTGGCGAGACTGGCTTTGTTTCTTCTCTTGACGTGGAAGACTTGAAGAAGAAATTCAAGAATGACTTGAAGGATTTGGATAGATGGAAGACGAACCCAGTAAAGGTAGGGCACACCATCATGGATGGCATTGAGTTCCTGAACAGAGCGATTGAGGATAGTAACCGATTTGCGGTTTACATGACCTCTATTCAGTATGGACGTTCCATTGATGAGGCTGTGAATGATGCCAAGGACGTAACCTTGAACTTCAACCGCAAGGGTACTGGCGAATATGGCTGGCAGATGATTAGAAATCTCTATCTCTTCATCAACCCAGCAGTACAGAGTTTGCAGACCTTGGGTGCGCTTGCCAAGCATCATCCTTTCAAGTTTACGGCTGTTACTGCATCATGGTTGGTGGGTGGTGTGCTGGTTCCTCTCGTTAACGCTGCCCTGATGAATCTGTTGGGCGGTGATGATGATAAGGATAAGTACTGGCAGTTCACCAAGTGGGATAGAAGAAACAACCTGATTTTGTGGGTTCCGTTCACTCATGAGTATGTGAAGATTCCGCTTGCTCAGGAGTTCCGTGCTTTCTATGGAGTAGGCGATATGATTGCATCCAAGATGATGGGTGGCGAGTTGGCTGAGGAGAGTTGGAATCAGTATGCAGAAGACTTGCTCGGTCAGGTGGTGGATATGCTTCCGCTCGACCCTACTGGATATGATGGCAATATTGCGGTCAGTCTGATGCCGAATGCCATCCGCCCAGTTTTTGAGTTGGCTTTTAATGTTGACTTCACTGGCAAGCCATTATTCAAGGACACAGAGTATAACAAGTATGACCCGAACTTCACTAAGGCATACGTGGGCACTCCTGATTGGTTGGTTCGTGCATCAAGGATGGTTAACTCAATCGGAAACGACTATCCTGATGTGCAGCAGAATAGCATAGATGCTTTCGGTGACCCAAGATACAATCTGAATAACCCTGCTGTTGTTGACCATGTATTGTCTTCTTATCTCGGTGGTGCTTACACCATGGGCAGTCAGGTGCTCGGTGTTCTTACCAAGTCACTCAACGACCCGAAGGAAATCAAGGTGGCTGATATTCCATTGTTCAGCAAGTTCGTCAGCAATCCTGATGATAGACCAGTTACCAAGAAACAAGGTGATGAGTTCTGGGATATGAAGGAGAATCACGACCGTGCAGCCAATACCCTGAGCAAGTTAAAGAAACAAGCTAAGGTGGATGGCGATTACTCTATGCTGGAACGGTTCTATGACTCTGAGGAGTATAAGCAGTACAAGCAGGATGATGTGAAGGTGAAGAAGTATGAGGAAGACAAGAAGAAGGAACGTGCTGAGGAGAGTGGGGAGGAGTATAGACCTCACAAGTTGAATGCCGAGGATATATACAAGGCTCATGCTACTCCGAAGGATGATTTCGAGGACTTGAAGCTGAAACAACTCTACACCAAACTGAACGGATTCAAGTCTGCCTACGACCTCTTGGTTGGTACGGCTCCTAGTCAGAGCGATGGCTACTACAACACCAACAAGGATGCCATTGATGCTATTGACGAGATTTCCCTTGATAAACAGGAGATTTCCGAGTTGAAGAAAGGTTTCTTGGATGATGGCAAGGATGCCTACAACGCTGAGGACATGAAGCAGATTCGTGACCTGAGAAAGAAGATTCTTGCCGTGCTGGAGAAGGCTAACAAGGTAGTTGTGGCTAACCAGAAGGCGAAGAGTGGGAAATAATACATATATGACTATCCCCTGAAAGCGCTAGGCTTTCGGGGGATAATTGCTTTCAATTTGAAACTTTTTACCTCTAATTCTTGTGTAAATCTGCTAATCTGTAAGTATTTATAAAGTTTAACTATTAAAAATATCCTAAATTATTATGTTTCCATTATTTCTTTTTATATTTGCAGCATCTAAGAATATCTGAATCTCAGGTGATTACATCAGCAAAAGATTATCCAATCATTATAAACTTAAAAATGAAGGCTTATGAAAAAATATGAAGATGAAGACCTACGAGTCAAGAAGCTAATTGGAGAGATTACAAAACTTCTCCCTGAACGCAGCAAGATTAAGACTGACTTACTCTATTTCAAGTATGCGCCTATCTTGGTCATGCTTATGCGATGGTATGGTTTATCGCAGTTCTATGACAACAAAATGGAGATAACACTATGGTACGAAGAGAATGAGGAACCTATCTGGTTCTTCTACTTCATCACTTATATCCTATACCCGATTTCTCTTTGGAAGGGTCAGGTGTTGCACCGATTGTGTGTAGAGTGGCGAATCCCGATTCTCTATATTGCAGGAGTCAATGTGATTCACGTCATGTATGGTTCCATCGTTGTCACGAATCAGATGTACTATTGTGATATGTTCCTGATTACACTTATTTTAATTATATATGCTTATGTCGCAATTAGTAAATTACAGCATCATCGAAGCTGGACTTCGTGCTCTCGCAGATAAGGCACATGAATCAGCAGTAGCCCAAGCGGAAGGCAAGCCTATCCCTTGCGGTCTATCAGAGAATGATATGGAACTTGTGGCACTCCTTACTGCCATGATGAATGATACGCAAGCCAACAAGGGCTGGTGTGCTCACGAAATGGGAAAGTCTATCTCATCCTTTGAAAAGTATGTTCACGATGGCAAGATACCCGAAGGCATTCATGACCAGTTCGGGCATGAGAAGAAGTGGAACAAGTCGCTTATCCGATACTTTGCCAACAAGAAGGCTTTCTTCCACAAGCTATCACGAAAGTACGGCATCCACCTTTAGCAATCGCTACACATTATATATATAGGAGAGACACAATCGCCCCTCCTGTATATTTACGACCTTTTCCGTAACCATAAATCTTTGCTATTCATACACTTATATAATCTTTTACGAGTTTATCAATCTCTATCCATATTATTCGTATCTTTGTGCTCGTAACGTTACAAAGTGAGAATCATAATTTAGTGTTTAACAAAAAAAAGATTTCAGGATAATATGGAAAGTAAAACGTATGTATTCGGAAACGAAGGCTCAACATCTAACAATGGGATGCTCGGTCTTCTTGCGCCTCTGCTTCAGAAGCAGGGTGTTGACCCAAATGTCCTTTTTGCCATGAAGGGAAACAATGGTTTCGGTGGCGAAGGTGGATGGTTCATGTGGGTAATCTTCCTTTTCTTCCTCATGGGATGGGGAGGTAACGGCTGGGGAGGTTTCGGCAATAATGGTCGTGGTGGTCTCGCAAACGAGATTAATAATGACTATGGTCGTGGTCTCCTGATGGATGCCATCGGTGGCAACCGTAATGCGCTTAGCAACTTGGCTACTCAGTTGAACTGTACCGAAGGTCAGATTCAGAGTGCCATTTCTGCCTTGACCTCTCAGGTACAGAGTGTAGGTAATCAGGTTGGTATGAGCGGTATGCAGACCATCAATGCTTTGCAGCAGGGTAATATGCAGATTGCTCAGCAGATTGCAAACTGCTGCTGCGAGAATCGCTTGGCTATCTGCCAGCAGACTGGAACCTTGCAGAATGCAATCAACAATGTAGCTACTGGTCAGGAGCGTGGCTTCGCCAACGTAGCTTACGAGACTCAGAGACAGACTTGTGACTTGCACAACGCTATCAAGGAGAGTACTCAGACTATCGTTGACGGACAAAAGCAAGCTGAAATGAGAGAGTTACAGAACAAGATTGATGCTCTTCGTGAGGAGAACAGCACCTTCAAGTCTTCTGCTATGACCTCTCAGATTGTTGGTCAGGCTGTGGCTCCTATCAATCAGGTATTGGCTGGCTTGCAGAACGAGGTGGCTGGTATCAAGTGTAAGTTGCCTGAGACCGTGACTACTCCTTACAGCCCATTTACTGCGGTTCCTAACTGCGTTGCTTATCAGGCTGGCTTGTATGGTTTGAATGCTGCTAACAATGCAGGATTCTGGGGTTAATAAGGAAAGGAGGCTGCTATGTTTTGGTTAAGACCATTTACATGGGTGAATCGTAATGGTTCGGCAGCTATCGCTTCAACGGGCGTGGTTGTGAACACCAACAATGTTGTTTTCTCGTTCAAAAACCACGCCTTCGTGAATGCCAGCTACAGAGGAACGATTTTCGTGAACCTGATGCAGGCTATTCCGACTGGAACGACAGGTACGCTGCCTATCCTTTTCGAGACCAACGGAGCGACACAGGCTGTGACCAAGTATAATGGCGCACCATTGACGGTTGCAGACGTGCAGGGAACTGGTGTTTATCAGTTCTGGTTTGAGAGAGATACTAACACCCTACAGATGATGTCGGGTATTGTTTAACAAGAATAGATAATAGGAGATTACATTATGTTTCAAGGACTACGAACAAATTCTTTATTCTATGTGCTCGATAAGGGTGAAAACCCGAACTTGCGAATCGGTCAGGTGGTTTCAGTAAGCAATCCTCAGACGAAATACCCTACCTTTAATAACGGCTTTACTCCTCAGCCTATGGAGACCGTAGTGGACGTAAGGGTGAAGCTGGGTGATGAGGAAGTGGATTTCAAGCAACTGCCAGCAAACGGACAGATAGCCAACGACAAGAATCTTGTGGTTAGCGACAATAAGGATGCCATGAGTGCAGAGGTAGATGCCATGCTGAGACAATCCAAGGCGATACTGGAGAGCGTAGATTACAACAAGAGGGTAGTAGAATCTTGTGAGGGAATGCTACAGCAACTCAACCCCCAGATAGCCAAGGAGAAGGAACAGACCGAGAAAATCAATAAACTGGAAGGTAAGGTTTCAGGTATTGAGGGCAAGATTGACAAGATGATGGGATGGCTCCAGCAGACCATGAGCAAGTAATCTTCTATCTATCTATTCACTTTAATATCTTATGATTATGGTAATGATTGAGATTACAGAAGATAAGTTCGATGATTTGTATGACAACATCGAGTCTATGCTTGGTTTTGGAAGCAAGGCTATGTCTTGTCTGAAAAAGATGAAGCAGGAGCGTATGGGTGAGCGTATGCCTGATTATCGTGACGATTGGAGAAGAGAGCGTGAGGAACGTGAAGAGCGTGAGAACAGACGTAGATTCAACAACGTCAACGATGATTGGAACTACCCGAACCGCTATGGTGAAAGAGGTGGTGGCGGCTACAATGGTGGCGGTCGCTAGTGTTTAACTTGGGAGTTTTGGTAGCGACATTTATGTCGTGACCAGACTCCCTTTAATATTCAGCAATATGGGAAAATGCAGAATGCCATTGGATATGTATGACCTCAAACCTGAGGGAATGGTTTCTTATCTCAGATACAATGGCTATCATTTCAGCAAGAAGATGTGCGAGTGGGCGGTGAGCCTGATGTACAAGTATGACCCTTCCTCCAAGCGTGATGTAAGTGTCTCGTTTTGGGATAAGGAGAAGGTGGATGCCTTGCTGCTTGGTCAGGGAATTGAGGTAAAGAATAAGATAGGCTACGACCATGTATATGTGGCGAATATGGCGAGGGCAGACTTCTACAAGTCTTCCATCAAGGATGAGGAGCAGCTAGCCCAGTTTATCAAGGATATGGTGGATGATGCCGACCAGAAGGATGGTTTCATCTTCAACCGATTCTATGCCGACTGCTGCCATAATGGTGTGCCTATCCCTTGGGAAGATGTGCTATGATGAGAAGAGTGATTGAACTCCCGAAGTACGATTGGAGCATAGTGTGTTTCATAGGTTATCAGCCGCCTGATGCCGATGAGATATGCCATGCTCTTTCGGATATTGGCTGCAACGGAAATCCGTTATCGGAAGCATATAAACATCTGTCTTTATCGAGTGGAGATAGGGGGCTTACCTATTCCAACCTATCAGAAAGAAGGAGTGTTCTTGCCATTGGGGAGTGTAAATCTGATGGCAGCATCATCAACACAATAGGTCATGAGCTTCTTCATGTGGTAGCGCATATCTGTGAGCAGGATGGAATTGATATGCTGAGCGAAGAACCATGCTATATGATGGGGAGTTTGTGCGAGAAGTTCTTTAAGGTGTATGATTAATGTTGTTGTTTCTACTTTCAGCATAAGAAAAGGGTGAATCTTTCGACTCACCCTTCTTCTTTATCTATATGGTTTACTCCCCATACTTTGGCTCCTCATACACCAAGTTGTGCTCATCTACGTAAGCCTTAGCTTCTTGGTATGTGTCAAACTCTACTGCGGTTGCATCTACTGCTGGGAATACCTCAGCATTGTCACCTTCCTCTGTAAGTGGAAACACCATCTTAGTTCCCTCATGTACTACCTTATACTTCTTTGTTAACTTATTCATATCTTGTTTCCTTTCTTTTTATTGTTAAACTTATGATGCCTTATGCAGGAGTGATAGAGACCGTATATCCCTTACTCTGCAAAGTCTGTACTGCTGCATCTGATGCTGAGGTACGAGTGCCAGTTGCAGTGATAGATTTCATATACTCAGGAGTAGAACTAGTTATGCCAGTAACACACTGTGCTTGGTCTTGAAGCATCTTGTCAATATTGCTAAGTGTAGGTAACCCTAAAATTCCGATGATTTTTGATGTGCTTGGTCTTGAAGACCACGAAATAGAAGCATTTTTTCCTAAATTCAAATATTTAAAATTTACAGGAAGCAAAGCTATATCTCCAAAATCACCGTTATTAACAGCGTTCTCACAATCAAACATCTCTAGTTTTGGTAACATTCTCAGTTCTTCTGCTTTTCCATTTATGAAAAACTTACCTGATAAGTTTGTAAGAGCAGTCAAATTTTTAAGACTACTAATATCACCTGTAACGTTAGTTGAATTAATTATCAAGTTTGTAGTAGCAGTCAAATTTTTAAGACTACTAATATCACCTGTAATGTTAGTTGAATTAACTGTAAGGCTTGTAATAGCAGTCATATTTTTAAGACTACTAATATCACCTGTAACGTTACCTTTAAGTGAAATTATTTTTAAACCTGTTGACGGTTTTAATGCATCCAATGGAAATTCGGTATTTAAGTTCAATACTACTTGAGTGATATTATTTAAAAAGGTAAATTGATTAATTTCATTTATACCTTTTTCGTTTTTATTAAGTAATCCGTTAATATTATACTTGCCCAAGAAATGAAATCTATATAAACCAGCAGAAATAGATTTCAAATCCTTCCAGTCATTTACAACTTTCTTTACGCCTCCACTTACATTTTCTTCACCTAACTTATGAGTTTGTTCACAATAATACTCTGAGTTGCCTAGGTTTACTTGAAAAAGAAGTTCATCTGCCGAACTACTCTCTACACCGATAACACATTCTCCTATGTGGAGTAACTTGTCATTAGTTACGGCACCATTTAATTTTGTTACTAAACATTTTCCCATATTAATGTAAAATTTAATTAAACTTTAAAATATTCTTTATCTAACCAATCAAATCGCTTATTCAATACATTTATCAAGGTTTCCATATAAGAAACATTTCCTGCATCCCATTTTTTCTTTTCCTCGTTAATATCTTCTTGTGGAATTGCAGACAATATCTCTTGATAGATAGTATTGATATAATCAATATTCAATACAGTACCTCTTAGATAGGCATATCTGTTTGATATTTCATCCTTATATAAAGTTCTGAAATTCTCCCATAAACTCATATCAGCAGCATAAGAGTTTGTCATAATGTCGAGATTTGAACTTGTTGAATCAAAATTCCAAGACAAGTCCAAGTCATAAAAGAAAGGATAGAATATCTTTTTATCACTGCCTGTGTACAGTATCATATTTCTGCAAGTGTTGTCTCTCATCAAGAATACTTGCAGGTTGATAAAATAATCAATCCAATCTATTACAGACATTCTTTGTGGTACATTATCTTTAGTGAAATTTTCAGAATTGATAAAGGAGAAGAAATCAGTCAACGCCTGCTTGTTTGATTCTGTCAATTCATCATTCATTTCGTCTTCCCAATCTTCTGGCTTTGCAGCAGTCCAGTTGTTAGGGTCATTTGCATTACCTCTTGTTCCACTAACCATCATACCACTAGCATCCCCATCAAGAAGATAGTTCTTTTCATCCTTTTTTAAGCCGAAAATATCAAGACCATAAAACTTACCACCAATATTCACTCTTATAGGGAATCCTTTAATCATGCCAGTTGCTCCACTATAAGGTTCATTCTCACTATTCCAAGGATAATTATGATAATTCTCCCGATGTTCCCAAATATCCATCAAGATTCTATTCATAATAAATTCCTTTACTCTAGACCGGTCTGTATAGTTTGCTTTCAAATTGAAGCCACTAGTACGTACCATTTCGCCAATCTTTAACTTATCTTTCTTAGAGAAACCTGAATCTTTGTAGAAAGTAAATCTAAAGTTTCGCTTTCTTTTATAGAGAGTTGAAGAACCTTGATACTTCACACCAATATAAAAAGACCCTTTTAGATAATGACCGAAGTCAATATCTACAACACACTGATGTTCAGTTTTCTTATCTACTGACCATGCACCTATTGTAGGAGTATCTGTTATCTTGGTAACTTTTATACTTGTTTCATTAACACTATATGTTCCATCAAGTTCATTCTTAGTCAAAGAACTTGTTACATAAGGAACTTCATTTACGAATGTTACTTTTGATGGAACATAAAAGTCTAACCCAACACTGTTATCCAGCTTAGAATAAACTCCATTTCCTTCGTCTTTTAACGTTGACTTAACAAAGAACTGCAATACTGTGAGAGCCTTCTGTGCATTCTCCTGAGTATCTTCATTGATAACTATTGGATAAATGCCTGTCTTGTCAGAATATCCATCATTGGCAGTAAGGAAAAAGGTTTCCTGCTTAATGTTCACTATACCATAATTTGGTAAATGCCATTTTCTAACATTCACAATTTTAGGCTGTGAGTTTATGAAATCTAACACATCTTTCTGTGCGTTACTTCCCAAATTTAAATTATCAACATTCAGATTGTCGACTTTCATTTTATGCTCATGACGAGTACCTTCAGAATCCCTATAACCAAATACCTTGCCATCAGCATCCATAGTAATTTCGGTTCTTTCCTCTGGGTCTTCAATATGCTCAAACTCTTCTGGGATAGTCTCAGACTTAGCATTGTGGATATAATGACTACCATCATTGTAAGTAGCAGACAGAACCTTTCCGTCTGCATCTTTCTCTACTGCCATATACTCAGGATTCTCCTGCAAAGAGAAAATATCAAGAAGTTCTTTGAGATTGGTATCTGTTGTACCTACCATTTCCTGCAATGATGCAAGGTCTGATTGAAGCTGAGAGATAACTTGTTTCAAGGCATTTACCGCATGGATTTCACCAATGATTTGTCCGTCTCTTCTGATACCAAGAAGAACCTTATCATTTGCATCAAGCCATGCAGCAAAGAACTCTTCATTCTGAGCAACATGATACATTTCATTGAAAGGAAAATATGGTTTACCAGATTCTCTGTAGATACCAAATAGAAGTCTTTCATCTGAATCTGTTACTGCATGGATGAACTCTTCATTTTCAATAACCTTAAAGCACTCCTTTACTTCATCTTCGATGAGAGACTTGCCTTCCTCTTTGTCAACCTTTGTGTCTTGAAGATTCTTGATGTCTTCTCCTAACTTTGCGCTGACACTATTGAGATTTGCAAGAATGCTTGTCAGAGTCTGAGTATTATCAATGCCAGCAAAGAAGCCTTTCAACTCCTTTAATGTATCAATAGCACTTGTAGTATTATCATCACCCAAGATAGCGGTAATCTTATCTGCCAAGAGATTTACTTGTGACTGCAATCTGTTCTCTACTGCACTTGTTTTGCCAAATACTGGAGTACCATCCCACTGAATACCGAAGAGAAGTTTATTATTTGCATCTACCTTGGCAAAGATAAATTCCTCATTCTGAATGTAGCGGTATGGGAGAGCAAACTGAGAGACTACCTTATCCTTTGAGTCACCAAAATCCTGAGCAATGTCTTCCTTGTTGAACTTCTTATCAAGTTCTGTAGTTACCTCTGACTTCTCTGCCTTAGTACCAATAGCAGCATCTTGCGCTTGATTCTTTGAAGCAAGTTCATCAATGGCACCTTGGGCGGTGATAGCAGTCATGCCACTAGTCTCGTTGTTATAAGATACGGCATTGGCAGTAGAGGCTCCACCTGAGACGGTGATGTCTTTGATAGCATCCTCCAACTGATGTGTTTTTTCACCTATCTGTTGCAAGTTCTCTTGGTCTCCATCAAGAAACACTTGCTTAGCAGAGGCAATCTTACCCTTCTTGGTTTTGGCTAGAAGCTCGTCTGTTAAATTTATACTCATATTATATAATCTTTATACGTTTATGATATTACTAAATTCCATGTAGCTGCGGTGAGAGGATTGGCTGTTCTGTATGCCTTGAAACTGCCTAGATTATTTGTGATAGTCTGAGGAGCAGCAAGAGTTACATCGAATCCTGCACTGGTTACACGGGTGATTGAGAGATAACTAGGTACTACTAGCCAGATGTAATCATTATCCTTGGTAGTTACTTTTGGATTGAATGATACTCCTGTAGCTGATACCTTGTTGAGCGTATTGAGGATTTCTGCGGTCATGGTGGCTGCTGGATTTCCTCCTGAGTAACAGAGGTATCGGGTCTGTGATGTGCTCTTGCCAGTTCTGCCCTTCTTGGTTACTGCATACTTGAAGATTTCTCTTGCTCCTTCGATTGGGGTGGATAGGGTTCCACCTGATGATGGAGTGGTTGAGATATTCTTTGCGGCATTGTCGTTAATCTGCTTACTGATGATGGAAGTATCAGGTACAAGGGGCTTGTTGTCGCTTGAAACAGAATAGCGAACCTCTGTTTGCATCGTACCTACATTCGGGGTGATGGTGAAGCCTAAGATGATTGGATATACCGTATCATTCAGCTTGGCTAGATTCTCATCAACGTCCTGAATCATTCCTACAAGTTCATCAGGAAGACCAGTTGCAGATTCTATCGCCTTACGAAGCTCAGGGTCTAGTTTTTCCTTTTTCAACGTACCATCTGCAATCTTATCATTGGTGATAGACTTTCTTGCTACCTTTTCCGTTGTTACTGACTCGTTGGCAAAATGCTTGGATTCCAAGGATGCCTCACGAACTACTCTACCATCTACAGACTGGTCTCCCAGTTTTGGGTTTGTGATAGCCTTCTCCTCTACCTTCTCGGTGGTTACGGCTCTATCCTGAATCTTTTCAGTTATAACACCACCATTCTGAATTTTGTCGTAAGAAACGGAATCCTGAGATAGTTTAGAATTATCTACAGAGTGTTCTGCCAATTTCTCATTGGTGATAGCATTGTCGGCAATTTGCGTAGTACCGAGTTGGTCAGATTTATTGACCTTCTCGTCAAGAGACTCTTTGACGGATTTACCCGAACTTTCATCCTTGATATATCTGGTATATGTCAAGGTCTCATCGGCAGTTCCGCTTACGAGCGTGTTGTTGTATGTTACTTCTTTTGCCATATTATTTTAATTTAGCGTTATATGTATATTCTCCTGCTTTCAACTCATCAGTCCAGTAATAGTAAATATCTCCTACCTTGGTGGAGTAGAGGGATGCGGTGAGTCCTGACTGATAGAACTCTACTGGAACACGGCTGGCGAACCAGATGTATGGTTTCTCCTTGGTGGTGGTGATGTTGATAGACTTGTCTACGATGTCGCCCACTACCTTGGTAAGGTCTTCCATGTTGAACTGGCACATATTCTTGGCTGCTGTGGCTCCACAATAGTAGATGTTATCGTCACCGTTAGCCATAATGCTGACGTAACCTGACACGGCTGGAATCTCAATCTTTCCGTCCTTGTAAACGTCTCTTGTGATGTCAACACCATCCATGACTACCTTAACCATTCCGATATTGAAACCTTCGGCTGGAGTAAGCGTTGTCTCGAACTTCTCACCCAACTTCAATGTAGCTGGCGTGTTGGAGAGTGTAATATCGTCAAGAGAATAAACGAAGGTGCAATCAGATTGATTCTTTGTGACCATGTAGTAGCGAAGGTCAAACATGCCAACCGTCTCGCCCTGAAAGACTCCACAAGGAACCTTCACCCTTTTGTTGGTCTCAATAATCTGCAAGATGTTTCGCTCAACACTCTTCATGGCATAACCCTCATAAGTCCATGAAACGGCTACATTGTAGTTGCCTACTCCTAGGGTGGCTGGGATATTGCATACAAGCACATTATGCTCGATGCCACCGATGGACGTTGGCACAATGATGGAATCATCGAAACAGCATTGCAGTTCCACCTTAATGTCAGATGCCTGAGTCATATCGAAGTCAACCAGCCGATTGAACTCCTTAGACATATCCATCTTCCTTACCAAGATATGGAGATTGAAAGCGTTGCCTTGTACAATTTTATAAATCATATTTGATACACATTATTAATAATACGCAAAGATAGACAGAATTTTCTCTACCTATCCTTTATCCGTTAACACTTGAATAGAAAAACTTTAGATTAAGCCTTTCCAGCGTAGGAATTTGCGTTTTCGGCTGAGTTTTCCCTTCTTACTCTTGCAGTTGGTATGATAGACACAATCACGGAAGAGGTCTCTAACCTTCATGTCTTTATCTACCAGCTTTGTCTTCTTGAACGCTTCAAAATAGGAGCGGTTCATAATCATCAAGTTGCCCTTCTGCGTAGGGAGGACATAGAAGATGTCACCGTGGTTCTTCTTTGCTGCGAGGTCTGCCTTAGCCGTAGCTTGGCGGTACATGATTTCGCACTTGATGCGCTTGATAATGTTTTTTACTTTCATAATGGTAATTATTAATTATTGATATTATATGATGGTTGCTGCCGAAACAGAAACCTTTCTTCTCATTACTCTTGCCTGATATTGAATCATCTTTGGCATTTCCATTTCATTGAAACAGATGTGAAGTCCGATGGCTCTGGTCATGAGCAAATCATCGTGCTTTCCGTCGATGGCTCCGTATGCTCCGTTCTTCTTACGCTCGTAGGTAAGGAACTCATTCAGGCATCGTTGGTCACGCTCAACGTATAGATGCTCTCTGACTACCTGAACCAAAACAGAGATAACCATTGGCTTGGTTGCCACATTGGTATGGAATCCGTACTTGCGTGGAAGACCTTCCTTGATGTCAGCTTCGCTCTGCTTGCGTGCATAGAGATTATCGTACTCATCCTTTATTTGATTCAGGATGAACTCAGACTGGTCACCACCTTCCAAGATGTGCTCCTTGTCTTTCGTCTCCAAGGTGTTGGATTCAATCACCAATAGGGCATTGTCGTAGTACTTGGCTATCTGAGCTGCCTTCCATGCCAGCAAGTCCATATCTATGTGTCCGTACCATTGGGCTACCACGTATGGTTTGCCGCCTTCTATCATCCAATATCGGTCGAAGACACAGATAACAGACCAGTCTGCCTTACTACCTCTACCGCCAATATCCACGACAACCAGATAGCGGTTTGTGACCTTGCAATCGTCAAAGTACTCTGGCTTGCTCCATATCCACAACTGCCCAGTCTTGTCTTCTGTGAATCGAACATTCTGTAGGCACTTCTTGCCCTTATATCCGTCTCCATACACATCACCGATGAACTTAGGTGCTCGGCAACCTTTCTTGAACTGGTCAACCTTCTCTTCTGCAAATACCTTGGCTCCTGAGTGCTTAAAGGCCTCTACTGGGTCAGAAGGGAATCCGCTAGCCATATCGCCATGGTCAGTGAACTTCTTGCGCTCCATGATATACCAGTTGAGAGCTTCCAAAGGTGCTCCCATCTGCCACAACTTCCAAAGGTAGGTAACTGGCTCCTCACGATTAGACATCGTGTTGGTGTTGTTGCGGTTGTCGTACAACCATTTTGCGAACTCCTCTTTCTGTTTCTTACTCTCGAAGTCAAGATGGTATAGGTCGTAAATCTCGAACCAAGGTACGAAGAACGGCTCAAATACCGATTCTCCTGCTTCTGCTGCCAACCACTCCTGATGGAAGAAGTTTCCAGTACCATTTGCGGTTGATTCATATACTATCATCGTGTATGGTCTGTAGAGTACACCATTGGTCGCATTCTGTACAACTTCCTCAGGAGACTTGCCTTCCGTCTTCTCCCACAATCCCACCTCGGAACAATGGATAAGGTTGTAGTCTTCACCATTGGCAGAAGTTGGTTTCTGCATGGAACCCACCTTGATTTTGCAGAATCTCTGAGGAACCTTCTTGACGTTACCTGATGTTCCGAATCCTACAAACTTAGGCTCGTTCTCGGTATATGCTTCTCCCATTTCATGCAGGAACTTGACTGGGAACATCTTCAATGCTTCATCAAACATTCCTCGGATGGTTTCTGCGGTGTCCTTGACCTGAGCCACGATGAGCGAATTGAGTCCCTTCTGCCACATGAGTTGCAGCCAAAGGAAGTACATCTGAATAACCGTTGAACCTCCCCATTGTCGGGCTTTCAGCAGGATGAGACGGATAGGGCGATTCTTCTTTCTACGCTCCTCCAGCCACCTGAGCAATCTACGCTGCGGTCTTCTGAGCACAAAGCGGAAGGGGAGACCTCCACCTTTCGGCTTGATATAAATGAATACGGCAAAGAAAAAGAATGGGTCATGTTTCATTCTGATGCGAGTAAACTGCTCCACCAGTTGTTCCATTTCCTCCTCCTCGTTGTACGGCTCGTCTATATCTTTGTGCAGTTCCTCGATTACTGCCTTGCAGCTACCCAATTCAATGAGCATCTTCACGAGCGGAATCTTCTTCATTGATATAGGAAGGTTCTGTTTCTGAATCGGGTAATCGGGCAGGAAGAGCTGGAACCGCTTATCTCCACAACCTTCACCCTTGACGGGATTGAAGGGCGTGTTGATTTCCTTGATGCGTTTCTCGTTCTCCTGAAGGATGGATTTATAGTGCTTGGCTAGTGCATCGGTTACTGGCGGCTTGGTGGCGGTTACTTGTCTTGGCATAGCGGTGCGTTTAGATAACCCCACAACAGACCAAGTACATAGCAGTAGATGTGGACTCCAACTGCCATGCAGGGAATGAAGATTCCGATACTGATATAGATTAAGATAATTGTATTGTACCTTATCTTATTATTAACGTAAGGGGCAATAAAGCCCATGTAGGCATAGATAAAACCGCTGAGACCAATGATTGGTACGGAGGATTGGTAAGGATAGCTGATAGCGATGAGATAGAATGCGACCATGTGACCGATGCCACAAGGTATGGCTCGATAACACTGATGGAAAACATATAAGTTGATGGCGGCATGGAAGACGTTCTGATGAAAGAACGGATAACTGATGCGCTGCCAAAGAGTGCAGCCATCTGACAAGCCCATGCCGTCATAGCCCATAAAAGTGATACACATTATTATAATGTACCCTGCATAAAGCGCAATCTTCTCTTTCGCTCCTCGTAGCATCTTTTCTTCTCCTCCTTTCTCACCCTATAAAGTATGACGTGCATGGTTTGCGGAGTAAGATAGAAGCTGGGTGCTGGCTCGTAGCATACACGTTTGATAATATCCATCTTGGATAAGTGTGGATATTGCTTTCTATAATTCTTGAATCTTCTGAAAATCTCCTGATACATTGCCCTTCTGGTTGGTATCATATAATCAATGGATTTTCCCAACAATAAGTCTAATATGACTATATAAGCACGGTCTTCTGAGACCCAAAATCTACAGCTCGGAGACTGGGATAGTTTTTCCTCAATCTCTGAGAGTGTTATATTGTCTCCTGTCGTAAGTATCTCACGATAAGCCCTCAATATATCAGCATCACGTTCTTCTTTAAAATCACATCGTGAATCCTTATATTTCATATCTGACCCTGCAAATATACAAAAAATAATTGAATTAGTCGTATTAGAATAACGATAATTAACGGATAAAGTAGAAATTAGCCGAAAAAGCATTAATTTTGGGCATTGATTTATAAATTAATACATATATATATGCTATATAATACAAATATTGAACAGAATGCTGGTGCTGGCAAGCAGCAGGAAACAAAGACCAAGAGAGACTTGGCTTTGGAGCGTTTGAAGACCCGACACCCCGACACAGAGTATGCGGATGATGAAGCTATGTATGGCGCAATCAATGATGATTATGATGCAGACCAGAAGGCTTTGCAGGGTTATAAGGATAATGAGAAGGCGATGGGTGACTGGTTGGGCAGTGACCCTGAGGCAGCTACCTTCCTACAAGCAATGAAGGCAGGTAAGAGTCCTTACGCTGAGTTGATTCGTACACATGGCGAGGATGCCATTGACTACTACTCTGACCCTGACAATGCGGATGAGATTGCATCGGCTCAGTCGGAGTTCTTGCAGAATGCTGCCAACGGCAAGAAATTGCAGGAGGAGTATGACAAGAACATGCCATCCAGCTATGAAGTATTCGACAAGTTGGAGGAGAAATATGGCGAGGAAGCGGTGAATGAAGCCATCGACCAATGCTTTCAGACTATGCGTAATGTGGTGACTGGCAAGTTTACAGAGGAAATGATTACTGCTTTCATCAAGGCTAAGAACCATGATACCGATGTGGCTGATGCAGCCCATGAAGGTGAGGTTCGTGGCAAGAACAGCAAGCACGTCAAGAACTTGCAGCTACGCAAGAAGGGTGATGGTACTGCCGACCTTGATTCTGCCAATGCGGAGACCAAACAGACAGATAACCAGCCAAACCTTGGTGCGCTTGGTAGGGCATCACGTAGGGGAAATATCTGGGAGCGTGGCAATGAGAAGAGAACACGCATTCGATAAGGTGAAAAGATAATATATAATGTTTAATTAATATTTTGGATAACAATGAAGAAAAGTAACAAATTTAATCGGCTGCTTTCTATCTTTATGATGGTTATGGCAGTTATTTTTGGAGTGAATGGTCAGGTTATCATGGCTGAGGCGGCTCTGCCTGATGGCGGTAGTACCGAGAGTGGTCACGCTGCGGAGGCTGGTGGTGCTACTGCTGCCGATGATGCTGGCAATGGCGGTGCTGCTCGTCAGGATGATGGTATTGCTACCGAAACCAAGGGTCGTGAGCATTATAACGAGAATGGCACGGAGTTCTATGAGAACGACATCAACGATAAGATTACCAAGATTCGTCCGATGGCTACGCCAGTTGACCAGATTTCACGCTATGCTACAACTAAGTCTGCTGGCTCGTTTGTAGTTGAGTATTGGAGTATTGGTACACGTCCTATCAAGACTACCGTCAAGGAGACTACATTGGAAAGTACTGGTACATCTATGGTATTGAAGGTAGAAGACCCTGAAATGTTTACGCTGGATGATACCATCCGAGTGGTAGGTGTTAAGGCGATTACCAACTACAAGAATCAGGCTTATGCAGACCTTACCGATGAACCTACTCCTGATTTGGAACTTTGTGTGTGCGGTAAGGATAATGAGGGTTATCCTATTGTGTTTGCGGTAAATGGCAAATTGGTTAAGAAGCAGCCTATTGGTATTCCAGCCTTACAGAAGGGTCAGAAACTTATCCGTATGGCTAAGAGTTGCGGTGAGTTGGACGTACAGACGGGTCGTTTCAACAACCTTCCTGATTCTGATGTTCAGTACTGCCAGAACTTCATGATTCAGGTTGAGGAGAGCACCTTCAATAAGATTGCTGCTAAGCGAGTAGATTGGGACTTCTCTGACATCGAGGAGGATAGTATCTACGATATGCGTCTTGCTATGGAGGGTACTTATCTCTTCGGTGATATGGCTTGTATCAAGCATACTACCAAAAACAACTCTACTCAGTGGTTTACAAAGGGTATCTGGTGGATGGCTGGTAAGGACATTGAGGTAGGTCATGTTGCTACTGCTGACGATATAAAGAAGGGCTATGGTAAGAATGAGCGAGTGATTACAGACTTGGAGTTGGTTGACATTTCCAAGGACTTGTTTGTTGGTACTGGTATCGGCAACAAGCGCAAGGTGATTATCGCTGGCTCTGCCTTTGTGAGTGCATTCAGTAAGATTGACTCTGACAAGTTCCGCTTGAAGGACACCGTAGAGGTTTGGGACTTGAAGTTCAAGAGTTGGGAGACCGACTTCGGTGAGGTGCTGATGATTCACTCTGAGTTGTTTGACCTCTTCGATATGAGTGACTGCGGCTTTGCCCTTGACCCTGAGTTCTTGGTTAAGCGAGTACACTTGTCTTGGACACGTAACGTGCTCGACTTGAAGAAGGCTGGCATCCGTAACACCGATGCAGTAGTTATTCAGGAGGTAGCTTGTCTGTACTTGAAGTACCCTAAGGCACACGCTCGTATGCGCCTTGCTGCGGTTCCTGCAACAGAAAGTGCAACTGATACAGAAGAGACCAAGGCTGCTGCCTAAAAGCAAGTAGATTTGTAAATTATTCATTAAATAGTGAGGGGTGTGGGCACTAGCCCCATCCCTTTTTTAGTAACACATATATAATAAGGTATAATCATGTTTAAGAAATATCAAGCTGGTTCGGATTTAGCATTCAGCGTTATGGTAGGTAACGAGCGAATGCGTATTGTTTTTGAGGGTAAGACCATGGGAAGTAGTATCTATATGACAAGAGACCCTAAGGTACAGAAGGCTATCGAGTCTCATTATTGGTTCAACGACAAATTCTTCTTGGTGGAGAGTATTGACGAGAAGAAGGAAGCTGCGGAAGCCAAGAAGAAGGCTGCTGCCAAGGCAAAGAAGAAGGTGGCTGACGAGAAGAAGACTCACATTGTGACAGATGTTGAGGATGCCAAGGAATATCTGGCAGAGACCTTCGGTGTGAGTCGTTCCAAGATGAAGACCAAGGACGATATTTTGGCGATTGCCAAAGAGAAGGGTGTTGAACTAGAAGGATTGGAATAATGAGTACGTATGCTGTATCTGAACTGGTGAAAGAAGTGAAGGTGCTCTTGGACAGGAACCAAGAGACTTCGGGCTTGCTGACTCCTACCGATACTGATACCTTGTCACAAGGCGAGTTGATTCAGAGTAAGATAGTAGATGCAGCAAGAATCATATTGAAGGATGCTCCTGCCAGTATGCTGGATGGTAAGACTTTCAATGAATTGAATACTGCTTGGGCTGAATCAAATGGTGCTTATGTGGGAACCGTCTATCTGCCTTCCGACATGATTAGACTCCTTAACGTGAAGGCTAGTGACTGGAACCGCTCGGCTGAGATAATAACAGAAGAGGATGATGCCTACAAGATTCAGTGTAACCGATTCGGAGTAAGGGGAAATCCTGAGCGACCTATCGCTGCACTCATTCATAATAGCGGTAATCGGTACTTGGAACTTTTCACAAGCAAGAGTAATACGGCTACCGTATCGCTTACCTATGTGGGTATGCCTTCTATTAGTGAAGGTAATATTGATTTGCCTGAAACATTGAAGGATTCCATCGTGTATATGGCTGGCTACCTCACTTGCATCAGTCTTGGCGATACCGATACCGCAAGCGGATTGCTTGGGGTGGCTCGGAAGCTGGCACATATTGTTGAACCTACAACATCATAAATTATGGCAAAGAAGAAAGAAGAAACAAAACTGCTATCGTTGAGCAGGGTGCTTGACAAGGAAGAACTGGATAGCGTGAAGGCATCCAAGAACCGATTTGACAAGCCATACGAGCGTGCCTTCTCTATCTTGCTGGAGGCTCAGCGATATTACAATAACATGGATAACTTCCGAAAGCGAAGACTGAGAAACAAGCGATATTGCTATGGAGACCAATGGGGAGATACCATTGAGTTCAAAAGCAAGTGTGGCTTTACTAAGCGTATCAGGGAGGAAGACTATATCCGTGAGCAGGGTAGCGAACCATTGAAGAACAACCTTATCCGTAGGTTGGTGAAGAATGTGCTGGGTGTATATCGCTCTCAGAGCAAGGAGCCAACATGTAACGCAAGAGATAAGGATGAGAAGCGATATGGTGAGACCATGAGCGTGGTGCTGCAATGTAACCGACAACTGAACCGAGAGACGGAACTGGATGCACGAACCATGGAAGAGTTCCTGATAAGCGGTGCTGCTATCTATAAGAAGAAGTATGGATGGCGAAGAGGTAGGTTGGATTGCTGGACAGACTACGTGAACCCGAACAATTTCTTCATAGACAACAATATGAGGGATTTCCGTGGTTGGGACGTGAGTTGTTTGGGTGAGGTGCATGATATTACCATTGGCAACGTACTGAGAGAGTTTGCCAAGTCTCCTGCTGAGGCTCGTAAGTTGAAGGAGATATACAGACTGGCAGCTAATAGAGATTTTGTGATTGCTGACTGCACTCAGCGATTTGGTGAGTTCGACCCTAAGACTATCGACTTTATGAATCCTGCCAATCCTTCGCTCTGCCGAGTGATTGAGGTTTGGCGAAAGGAGAGTAAACCGAGATACCGATGCCATGATTACAACAATGGTGACGATTTCAAGATTGATATTGAGGATAAGGCTGATATTGTAGATGCAGAGAACAGAAACCGAATCAGGAGAGGTCTGGCTGCTGGCATGCTGGAAGAGGATATTCCTCTGATTGATGCCGAGTGGTTTATGGATGATTACTGGCATTTCTATTATCTTTCTCCTTTCGGTGATATTCTGAGAGAAGGCGAGACCCCTTATGCTCATGGTGAGCATCCATATTGTTTCAAGTTCTATCCATTCATTGATGGCGAGATTCACAGCTTCGTGGAAGATGTGATAGACCAGCAGAGATACGTGAACCGACTTATTACGATGTATGACTTCATCATGCGTGCGAGTGCCAAGGGTGTGCTGCTCTGTCCTGAGGATTGTCTTCCTGATGATATGAGTTGGGATGATTTCTGCGATGAGTGGAGTAGATTTAATGGTGTGGTGAGATACAAGCCAAACAAGAGTGGTCAGGTTCCTCAGCAAGTTGCCAACAACTCTACGAATATCGGTATCGGTGACTTGCTCAGTTATCAGTTGAAGTTCTTCGAGGATATATCAGGAGTGAATGGTGCGCTGCAAGGGAAACAAGGAGTATCGGGTACGAGCGGTTCGCTCTATGCACAGCAGACACAGAATGCTACCATGTCGCTGCTTGATATTTTGGAGAGTTTCAGCCAGTTTATCATTGATGGTGCTTACAAGACCGTTAAGAATATGCAGCAGTACTATGATGTGGCTCGCAACTTCAATATTGTGGGTAGGGCAGGACAGATAGTGCGCTATGACCCTAAGAAGATTAGAGACGTGGAGTTTGACATCAACATCACGGAAAGTACGGCTACTCCTGTATACAGACAGATGGCAAATGAGTTCCTTATGACCTTGTGGCAGAATCAGGCTATCACGCTGGAGCAGTTGCTGCAAGTAGGAGATTTCCCATTTGGAGAGGAGTTGCTGCAATCGGTTGCTTCCAACCAGCAAGCCATTCAGAATGGTGAGACTCCACAAGGATTCTCTCCTCAGCTTCAAGCCCAAGTGGCTCAGGCATCACAGAGCAATCCGAAGGCTCAGGCGATGTTGCAGCAGATGATGAGCGGTCAGGGAGTTAGTCCTGACGGACAGAATCCACCATTGGCGGCTTAGTTTATAGTTTATAGTTAATAGTTTATAGTTATGATTGCAGACAAACCAAACGACAAGAAATGGTATGGCAATGGGAAACCTGATGCCAGCCAAAGTGGCAATGCCAGCAAGGGTATTGCTACGGAGACCCAAGGGAGGGAAGACAAGCCCGAACTTTACGAGAATGACGTTATCGGAAAGGTGGCGAAACGGAAGAAAAACGACATCTGGACGAGGGGTAGAGAGAAGAGAACCAGATTTAAGGACGAATAAAGAAAGGAGGTGTTTTTATCGTAACTGTATTTGTCTGATATTCAGATAGCTACAGAAATATCTGCGAGTTTATGGTGCTGCGTTTAAGATATTGGTATCTTTGCAACATCATAAACTTTTAATTTTTATATTATGGATTTTGTAGATTTCGTAGAAAAGTATCAGCAGGAGTTGACTCCTGAACAGATGTTGGCAGTAGCTAAGGCAGTCGGCAAGTATCTCTCATGCAAGTTGAGCGATGTGGAGGAGCATCATCTTTGTGCGATGGTGTATGGAGTGTTGAGTGAAGAACATTTCGACAAGCACTTTGCCGATGATGCTATCAACAAGATGTGGTATGAGGATGCTGACGGAACTAAGCACATGGCTCCCTTCTTCTCGGATGATGAGATAAGAGAAGCCTTTGACAAGCATCAGGATGATATTTCTGACTATACCATCTATGACTTGGCGGTAACTATGAATCTGTTGAGGAGTGACCATCATCTGCTGCTGGAGAGATTCAGTAAGGATGCAGATGAAATGAAGGAAATGGTGGTTCTGATGGCTATAGAGTATCTGCAAGACCCTGATTGCTTGCATCCGACAAGCAAAATATGGCATACTATTAACGGATAAAGTGACTATTTGGGAATCATTTCTTATCTTTGCATATTATTAATAATATATAAAGATAAGATATGACTCCAAACGTACGTGAAGGATTGCAATATGGCACAGCTATTGGAATGGTGGTGAGCGGCATCGTCCTTGCCTTCCTATCATTCTTCTTGAACAACTATGTGATTTCGGATGGTGTGCTCTGGTACATCAGCCAAGCACTTGTTTACTCTGGAGCAATATTCGGAGTAAACGTTTATTTTAAGACCAAGTTGGGTAATTTCGAGAGTAAGGTGAAGGACGAACTCGCAAGTATGTTGAAACAAGTAAAGGAAAGTAAATAATATGAAGGTAACAAGAGAACAGATTTTGGATATTATGCCGAATGCGAAGGCTAAGGTGGATGCTTTTCTGCCTTATATCAATGGTTATGCTGAGGCTTTCAACATTGATACACCTAAGCGTATGGCTCATTTCTTGGCTCAGATAGCGCATGAAAGTGGTGAACTGAGATATACCAAGGAACTCGGCAACAAGAACTATTTCCACAAGTATGATGTGGGTAAGTTGAAGAACATGCTCGGCAACTTGAAGGATGGTGACGGCTACAAGTATCGTGGCAGGGGCTTGATTCAGATTACTGGTAGAGCCAACTATCAGGCTTTTCAGAATAGCAAGCAAGTGACTGATGATATAATGGAGCATCCTGAAATATTGGAGCAGCCACGATATGCTACCAAGAGTGCCATGTGGTGGTGGTGGAAACACGGCTTGAACAAACTGGCTGATAGTGATAGCTTTCTTGCTATAACAAAGACCATCAATGGTGGTACTTACGGTTTAGAGCATAGACGTAAGTATTTGAAAAGAGCATTGGTAGCACTCAAAGTGTAGGCTTATGAAGAAGTGGTACGATACTGATTTCTGGCAACTCCTGATATATGTTTTGGGTATGTTGCTGATAGCTTTTCTTCTGTCGGGATGCAAGACAAAATACGTCCCGATGGAAAAAGTTATATGTCGGGACGTAGTAAAACACGATACGCTGCATACTTCTGACAGCGTTTTCGTGCGTGATTCCGTATATCTCAGACAGAAGGGAGATACTTGTTTTCTTGACCGATGGCATGAGAAGACCATCTATAAGAATGTGTATAAGGTGAAGGTGGATTCCTTCCTGAAAAGAGATTCTATCCCAGTACCCTATCCAGTAGAGAAGGAGTTATCCAAGTGGGAGCAGTTTCAGTTGAAATACGCTATCTGGTCATTTGGAGCACTCTGTGTCTTGCTAGTCGTTTTAGGTTATAAACTATATAAAAAGATAAAGAATGGCAGACTTAATAATTACAATCAAGAGAAGTGACGTGTATGAGGAGGTAGCGAAGACTACTGCCTACATAGGCGCAAAGAATAAACTGGAGGATGGAAAGTCGGCATTTGACCAAGTATTTGTGACGGATGCAGACTTGGCAATGATTGAGCGATTCTATAATGAATCGGTTGATACATTGATGAATCTCCTGAAACAATTTGTTGAAGAGATTAATGATGAGGATGGAAACATCAACTGGAAGCTGACCTTATCAGATAGATTTGATACAAAGATGGAGCCTTCCATTATCCGTTCCGCTACATCATACCTCGTGAACAGCATCATCGGGAAATGGTGCGAGATTACTGCACCTGACAAGGTGAAGGAGTATGCTGATAACGCTGCTGCATTATTGCTCGACATCAAGGATAAAGCGTTTTTCAAAAAGAAACCAACACGAACAAAAATTTCATAGTATGGCAAGAAAAAATTTAGCGATAACGTTGTATATGAGTGAACTCATTTATGACTTTCAAAATAAGGCATTCCTGACAGGACGTAGTAGAAGGGCTGCTGATATGGATGCTGAGGCTGCAAGTAACATTCAGGCAAGTGATGATGAAGAAGACAAGAATCAGGCATTACGTAGCATTCAGAATGCGTATAGTCAGCTACTTGTTGAGTTGAGTGAGTCTGTTAAAACTGGCAATGGTACTACTGCGTCTAACGAGTTGATAAGTGATGATACCAATATCATCATCAACCTATCTCTTCCTTCTAATTATCCGCTTGCATTGAAGGATGCGCTTACCAGTTCCATCCATGACTATATCATCAACAAGGCTTTGATGGATTGGTTCATCATTACCAATCCTAATGAGTCGAAGACTTATTCAGAATTGTCTGTTGTTGCCATCAAGAATCTGCATGAGACCTTTAACAGACGTGAGAGGCCAAGCAGAACGGCTCCTAACGAATAAGGAAGGAGGTGAGTATGAAAGAATGCAGAACATGTAATCTTGGTTACAAGGTAATGATAGAGCTTCAGAAGAAGGAACTGGTGTTTGACATCAAAAATACGGCTTATGTCTATGCTGATTCCATCTCCAGTTCTGTAGAAGACCTACACCTGATACATAATGTATATGATGTGGGCGAGGATGGTAATCGGGATAAATTGGCTAGGATTCTTGACTCAGCGGTAGAAGACTGCAAGGAAATGCTTTTCCGATATACCAAGATGGAAATGCTTGGAGGTGGCTTTGATTCCAATGAGTGGGAAGAATGCGTAGGTTCCCCGACAAATGATGAGGATGCCTATTATCTAGCCATGAGAATGCCAAGTGGATTCTCGAAAACAAGCGTGCATACCATGATGGTATATATCCATAACTATATTGTATATTATTGCTTATACGAATGGTTGATGCTTGTATATCCTGACGGTGCTGATAGGTTATGGGAACTTGCCGATGAAAATAAACAGAAGATTAAGGATGCCAGCAATCGCTCGGCTGGAAGAGCGAGAATCGCATTGCATCCATTTTAATGTATTAGTCGTTTTAGGTTAATGTAAAAGCAAGGGTAGCTATCCATCACGGACGGCTACCCTTTATTGTATTAAATGACAATAGTTATATTATCTAAGTTTATGTTCCACTAGACGTGGATTCCTGCTTGGTTGTAACGGAACCGCTGACAGCAGCATCAATATTTCCGCTTACTGATGCGCTGACAGAACCACTTACAACCGTCTTGATAGACTCAGGTAAAGTCTTGACGTTAATATCTGTAGCTGCCAGCTTCAATCCATTCTTCTGCTGGTCGGCATACTGGTTCTTATCCTGAGCGATAAAGTTATTCATAGCAGTAGCTATGTTGTAGAGCAGTTTATCGGTGTCGCTGCTGAGAGAATCAGAATCAACCGATGCGTACTTATTGTTCTCAACGGTTGCCGATGTTGTCTCCTTCTCACGATACAGAACAGCCTGATTGATGAACTCCTGAGCAAACAAGAATGACTTGCTTACAAGTTGTTTAATCTTGGTGTTGTCTATGTTAAGTGGATTTTCATACTGCTGGAGCATAGACTGCAAGCAACTTGCTGCTACTTCTTCTCTAGGCTGTAGGGTAGCAATTGAGAAGATTTCTTCTGTTTTGTCACTTTCCTCTGTTCCACCTGTTTCCGATGTGGTTGCTATTCCATTTCTAGGGAATGGGCGAGCATTTGATGTTCCATCGGAAGAAGTTTCTCTGACGAGTTTCGTTCCAGTTGTCTTTGTGATAGAGGATTCTACTATCTTTAGCAACTGCTTATTTCCATTTACATAAAAATAACCATTTGCTAAAAACTCATATAGCACTCCGTCTAATATGATGTAGCCGAAGTAGTCTGACCTTCTTATTTCATAGAATCGTATTTCTGTCGCTATATGCACTTTGTTGTTAGCATCCATATAGCCTACGGATGCTCCATTTCGTGCACGCTGTGAATCGAAATCTAATAATGTATATTCTGCCATAATTATCTGAGTTTATTTTGTAATCTTGGTTGGAACTCTGTAGAAAGTGCGCTAACAGATTCATTTGGAGCAAGGCTTCCCATAAGCGCAATCCTGAAATATTTGAATGGAGAACCCACAAGGTTTCTGAGAAACATATTTGCAGAAGAACCAACATAATACCAATTAGCTAAATCATTACTTCCAAACAAAACCGTTCCACATTTTCCTGCCTGAATGCTACTGAAATATCCTCTTGTGATACAATCAAACATAGTCTTATAGGCATCCTGACCAAGCGTTAAAGGGCGGCTGCATAGGAAGAATGGAACATTCTCTGTTGGCTCCTTCACATACACATCGAGTATGTTTCCTGCTTTGTCTGTAGCGTATGACTCTGGATATATGTTTACTCGCTTGTTGAAGACATTGTGCATGGTTCCCCACATCTTGCTTTTCAAAGAGTAAACGTAAGCATAAGTATAGTTCGGGTTGAAGACGATGATACGGCTATCGTAATAGTCATAAATCATATCAGCTTCTTCGATATACTTACGAAAACGGACATACTTCACATCTGACTCAGGAATATTACCTAGTGCAAGGAGTTTATTCGGATAGGTCTTATCCTTTGTTGAATGTGAATAAATGGATAGAAAATCGAATGGATAATCATCTAGTACATCTGAAATACACTCAGATTCTCTTCCTCGCTGCATCATGATTCCTCGCTCTGTCGGGAACAGAACTGCATCATCAATCTGCAAAATGCCCTTAGGGTTGGAGCAAATATCTCTATTGGCAGGCTGTCTGGCAATATAGGTTCCTTCTTCTCCCAGCATCAATACCCATACACCTTCATCGGTAAAAGCGTAGAGAGGTGCATCACCAAACTGACCTTCGCTGATTGGTCTGGTGTTAGCAGCAAGTGCATTTATGATAGAAGAACCTACCTGAACACTATTCTTTGCTGGGAAGATTAGAGGATTCTCAGCTTCGCTTACTTTCACAACAGAAGAATATGGAAGTGCATTTGTGTTTGTTTTATAGTTTTCGTACTTGCTTACAATATTGTTCCATTCCTCTTCTGATGAGGTTTCCCATGGCAACGCAAATTGTGGTACGTTTTCCTTTCCTTCTCCTGCTACGTAAAAAGAGAATGCTGTAGTTTCGGAAGAATGCAAGTTAACCGTAGATTTTTCAAACACAGAAGTACCTGTCTTTTTATAGAATGTAATTTCTGATACGTTTAAGATTGGTACACACACAAAGTAATAAAGTTTTGCACCTAAATCATCAACCTTGCTCCAAAACTCTTTATTTGATGCTTTCACCCGAACTATTCCTTCGGTATTTAATTGCGCATCGTTTGGCAAGTTTGATAATGCAGGAGTAATATTACTTATCAAATCAACATTATATCCTTCTTTTATGTTTCCTACATGAAGTCTATTATTGTATGTAATCGCACATTTACCTCCTAAATCTGAGCGATTTAGGTTAGCCAAAGATAATGCCTCTTCCGTACCATCAACTCTTTTAAGTTGTAATTCTTTACCAAGTTCGTCTTTACTGATAAATAGTGAGTGATAGAATGATAGGGAATCTATTGCATTGGCTGCTTCCTTTCCTGACATCATTGTAAAAAACATTTCACCTTGGTCTCTATCATTTAATTCAGGTACAACGTATTTGGCTGCTGCTGATTCTAAATTAACGAAAGATTCTGCTTTGCTCAAAAAAATATCAATGCCTTGTATAAGATTTGATATTTTATCAATGTTATCTATATTTGCACTAATAGTCCAAGTTGCTATTGCTGGTCCAATCGACCAAAATCTCTTGTTATAAGGGTCAACACTAACAGAAGCTAAAGTTGCACTATTCCAGTCAAGTTTAAAAATATTGGAAATGCTGTAGTAAGTTCCATCGTATAATCTGATGGCTGCTACTCCAAACACAAAATATTTTTGCCATTGTTTTCCTTTGTCGGACAAAGTCTTATTAATTACAGCGTCAAACATGTTGAAAACTTTTGAAACTTGGTTTACATTCATTCCAGTTATCTTTCTACCAGAAGAACTGCTTTCATAAGTAACATAGTCCCAAAATTCATCACCTAGCGAGATTTCTGCTGAACCTCCTTGATAATCAAATTCTTTAAAACCGATTTTGATTCCATAGTTAAAGTTATCTCTATCAAATAGCTGATAATTATCGTCAATCCAATATAAGTATTTGATAGATATTTCTCCAACAAAATTAACTATATTGCCAACTGCTGTAACGGCATTGACGTGGAATCCGTTCAAGTCGATGGCGTTCTTGGTTTCGTCTCCACCTTTTTCCATCCAGTACCAAGTATCGTCTGATTTGCGGATGATATAGTGAGAGTGAATCGTTTCATCGTGTGTTACCTTATGAACCAGTTCTATTGTGTCTCCTGAATCCAGCGTGATGTTCGGCTCAGCTACTACTGGCTGGTGAATAGGGTGGAGTGCCCCATCCTCATTGATGAGGTTGAGGCAGGTTGCCAACTCCCCATCCTGACAATTATAGTCGGATGGTGAGTGTGTCAAGCCTTGAAATATTACATCTTGTCTTGTTGCCATGTGCTTAAATTAGAGTTTGGTCGCATGATTTCGTAATAAGGTTCTCCTTTTTGTGACTTGCGTGGGATGCAAGTAAGGCGAACCATTCTGTTGAGAGGAAGGTTGTACTCATCAAGGATGGCTGTGATGGAAGGGTAGTCACTTCTGAAACCTACCTTCTTATACTTCTGATTGAATTGAAGCTGAGTGAAGGCGGTATTGGCTTTGCGAAGTTCTTCCCAGTCTTCACGCATACAGAATCCGTATGTACCTCGGTCAGATAGTCTGAACACGAAGATAGAATGGTCTGTACGCTCTTTCTTGATGATGTGGTCGTAGATGCCCTTGGAGAGCGTGACCGAGTTGGCTCTTCCGTCCAGTACCACAAAATCGTTGCGGTGTCTGAATCCGTTGACTTTATCTATTAAATACTTGAATTTCATTTTGCAAATATACGATGAATTTATGAAATGCTTACTTTATCCGTTGATGATTCACGTCTTTTTCTGTTGATGGCTTGCATCAGGCGGACGGTTCTCTTGGCATTCTCGCTACGGAGACAACCGCAAGAGCGTGTGAATCCTGAGAGCAGGGCGGAACTGAGGATTTTCTTTCCTCTGCCACAATCGCACTTGCATATCCAGTAGACTCCGTTTCTTGCTCCCTTTTCGGCAGGGGCACGGCGGCAGACAACCAGTCTGCCAAACCTTTGCCCAGTGAGGTCTTTAATCTTAGCCATGTTACTTCTCTGCCAGTTTCTTTGCCTCTTCAACTGATACTGGCTTTCCGCTGAGAGGTATGCGGAAGTCGAACTTTGAACGGAAGGCGTAATAGCCTACGAAGTCGAAGCTTTGTTTCATACGCTCGTCTGTAGTGATGTACTTTTTGTAAGCCTTCACCTCCTTCTCTGAGCGATAGATGGTGGAGTTGACGAAATAGGAACTGGTTCCCTTGTTAGCGATAACCGCAATAAAGAACTGCTTACCAAGGAACTTCTCCTTGATACGCTGAATGATTGAGATTTTCTTTGTATTCATATATTAAACTTGATTAATTATTAAGAAGAATGCAGATAGGCTGCACTCTTAAAACTATTCGATTCCACAAGATACGATACCATCTTCTTTGTTGATTCCTCGGAAGTGTTCGCATCGCTGGCAAGCAAGGCTACCTACGTATAGGGTTTCCTTGGTGTATTTGCCTTGTATGCCGAATGGGCAGGGAGTTGTGTACTCGAAGTGTCCACAGACATATTCGTTGAGATTGTATTTGGGATATTTCATACTCGTTCTAATGGATATAAATTGAGTTTTTCGTACGCTCTTCTGAGCATTCCATAGGATGAAGAATTACTCCATCCGCATGATTTCGGCTCAGGGCAGAATCCTCTATATACGCATTGAGGAACACAAGCGGATGCAAGCAAAGGTTCTATGCTAGCCAACTCGTCAAGCACCTTATACCATATCTCTCTTGTCTCCTTGGATGCCTTGTTACACAATCTAAGTTTGGAGATATTGATAATCTCCTGAGCGTTGAGGGATAGCTGCAAGTTGACCAAATCATCCTGACGCATATCGTGACGAGATACCTTTGAACCAGTAATGTCTGGTCGTGATGTGGAGACGAATGGCTGAGCATGAACGTGGCGAACGAAGTGATTGCTCACCCAGTATGGTATGCCATACATCTTGATATCGAACTCCAATTCTCTGAGCGGTGAATGCTCGCTGAGAATCATCTGTTTCTTGAATTTATCGCTAGGCTCATGTCCCAGCGGTTCCTTACCTTGTGTGAACCGAGCAGCATCCACTACACGCTGCCAGTCCGTTACTCTTTTAATTTCTAATTTCATAACTAATGATTATTATAACCTAACAAACATGATAAAATATACTCAGCATCTTGTCTGTTCCAAGCAAAAACAAAATGCTCTTTCCCTTTTTTGTCTTTTATAAGATATACTCCTCTTAGTCTCATACCCATATTTCTAAACCTTTAATATTCTTTTCAACAGGTTCATCCTTCCATGTTAGAGAGTGACCTATTAATTGCTTTATTCGTCCTTTGGGCAGTTCACACCAATAGTCAACTGCGTCCATTTCCCAATAAGGCTTACCATCGCCAATGTCTTCACGATAAGGCTTTTGAGCAAAGACGAACTCTTTTCCATCTGGATTACAACAAAGAAATGCCATATTCAATCTCCCACTTCTATTTTATATTCCAACTCATCAGTCAAATCGCTTATTAGCTTAACGGCATCCTTTAAAGCATCATACATGTTATCTCCTTCTGATACAAGTTCATCAAGAGTGCTACTCTCACTCATATCCTCTGGAAAATCATTTGGCTTCCAAGTGATTCTTTCATTTTTCTTCTCAAACTCTCTAGCCTTTTCTAAAAGTTTTTCTCTTGTCATACTTCTAATTCCTTTAAAATCAATTTTACTTGTTCATATATAGGTGCATCCCAACCTTCATCGAACTCTTCGCCATCAGAAGATGTATGATGTTTATTAACATAATCAAAGATAGCGTTATGAAAGAAGTCATCATCTGTTCCGTAATCGTCTTCATTATAAAAGCCTTCGTGACTTAGGAGTTCTTCACATTCCTTGTGCATACAGATTGCAGACCTATATTCAGTATTAAACTGCCTGGTATATTTGGTTCCTGCTTCTATCGTACAACCACACATATAACATCTGTGAAGTTTGCATGCCTTACGTTCTGTATCTATCCAATCCATAATCATTTATCTTTTGGGTCAACGAATGGTAGCCAGTATTCTACATCAGGAATATTCCATCCGTTGTAGTCTTTGGCTATCCTTTTATCTACTATATGTCCGAAACATATTTCACCATCTGTAGTGAGTACTACAGCTTCTTTATCTACTGGTGGAAGTCTATCCTTAACAGAAACCCATACGGGAGACACTTGCTTTGGTTTACGATTTTGTAGAGTAGCAATATATTCAAAGGTAGGAAAAAATACAGGATATTTCTGCCAATTGTCTTCTTCTATTGCCTTGTTAATTGCTTCTTCTTTTGAGTTTGCTTCAACCATAACAAACTTAGGGTTAGACTGTTTGAAAAAATCAACTCTATATATTGCCATTGCTTAGTCCTCCCTTGACTTTAATTCTTCACATCTACAAGTTGCTTCACCATAACCTATATTGGCAGGATAGAATCTGTAGTAAAAGCAGAATCCACCAAATAAATCGGCAAATGGGCAATTAGGGCAATCACCTTGTATTACATCATAGTTTGAATTCATATTCTAGCCCTCCAACTCTTTAAGTGCTCCTTCCAAGTAACCAACAATCATTTTTTCTTCAAATTTTGAATAATAGTTACCATTCATATAACGAATAGTCTTTTCAATAGCTGATTTTATTTTTTCTTTGCTCATTGCTTATCCTCCTTAATTACTTTACATTTACTAGCTTCAACTTCAACAATGCTTCCATTTTCATTGACAAGAAGCATTGCTTTCTTTAAAAAGAAACCACTAGTGAAGCTACCTATAACTTCTCCTTCATGCTTATGAATAAAATCTTCTATCTTTGCTTCCTCTGTGTATTCCTTGCAAGCATAATCATAAGCAGAATAGGAAACATCTTCCCAACTTACTTTCATATACTCTTCTTTTTACCCTCTCCATGATGTTATCAAAATAATAACGGATTGGAGTCTTTATGAGCCTTTCACTCATTAACGTTCTTCGATGTGTACTAAATGCTTGATGCCTTTTCCACATAAGAGTGCTCTGAGGTGAATTGTTCAAGCGGTAATTGATATTTTACGGCTACACCTAATGCCAACCAATCTAATTCGAGCACGACTTTTTCGTTATTATCTTAATTTCACCAAGGAGAGGACGGTTAGTTAATCTTCGACCTCCTTTACAGAAACATCACAACCATAAAGAGGTGACTCGTCATATTCTTTAGCCTCACACTCAATAGCTTCACTAATAGCTCTTTTCAATGACATTTCAGACTCATTAATTTCGCCTTTTACTATTACTAAAAACATTCTTTCTTCCATATTACTTATATTTATATCCTTGCGGATGGTTAATCAACTAATTCTGCTCCGAGATAGTCATAAAAAGAACCATCACTACCTTCTGGGACAAAATCTTTATACCATAATTCCCAAGGGCTTGTAGCACACCCTCTGTGGTCTATATAAGGGTAATTTACATAATGTATTTCTTCATATACATTATTTCGATATTTCACTTCCCATCTCATACTTCTATTTATTTATGCCCGAAGGCGCTTAATCAATCATTTGTGTCGTAGAATATAGGGTAACACATGCAATCACTAGACCAATGAGAACAAGAAGAAAACCTAGAAATTTATACTTAAAATCCTCTGCATGTAAGAACAAGTATGCTCCAGCTAACGTTAGTATATATTCTAGTACTATGATAATAATCGGGTTTATATTCATATCTACACCTCCATTTCTGAGTTAAGTCCTAAACCAAAGAGAAAATGTTGGAGTTGATGAATATACTTAATATCAGGCAACGCTACTTCTCCAAAAATGGAGACTGAGAAATCTTTAGTTGCATAATAATAGTATAAGTATGGCAAGATGTCGCGTTTACTATAAATATCCAACAGAAATCCACCAAAATCCATTTGGTGCCCTATAAACTTCCATCCATTCTTTTCTAGAATATCCGTTGTAAGAGGAATGGGTTTGATTTCTTGACTTGTGACTTTTGCAAAATTCCCATTCATAAATCTTATAAGATAAGATGTTTCACGAACCTCACAGATTTCTGCAATAGGTTCTTTATATAAAGATGTATATCTTACCAAGTCACCATCTATGTACTCTTTCATTGCTCACCTCCTTCCTTTGGTAGTAAATCATCCAAGTATAACCAACCTTCAATTCCATATATATTATGTAGGTTGCGTAGTTGGTCTAAAACAAAACCTACATTTAGAATACTGACACTTCCGTTTATCAAGACTAACAATCTTCCTTTACCAAACTTTGGCTCTTCACTAGCAGGATGCCACAAGTCCTTCAAGAACTCTTCTTGCATCCACTTAGCACCTGCATAAAAATCGCATTGTCTTGACGTTGTGTCTGCATAGCGTTCTGCACTGGTTGGCTTTCTTGTGAGTCTTTTTGATAACTCTTTTTCTATTTTCTCGTTGTACTCTTTGAAAGCTTCTTCTATTCTTCTTTCGTATATCATACGCTTTAATTTCTCATAATGTGACACTTTACAACCTTGTTTACTAGATGAGGTTGCGAATTATTGAAGTTCTCTATAAACTGACGTTCCATCTGCTCAGGGAAGATGGGCTTGGTCGGCTTTGGAATGGTGATGGTAGCTTGTATTTTGCTACCATCACTCAAAGTCATTAAGCATCTTCTTGATATTTCTTCTATTCCAAACATATTTCTGTCCTCCTAATATAAGCATCCGTGAAGGTACGGACGAGATTCGTTATACTGCATTTTCAACTTGATGTGCTCTACTAGGTCTATGCCTTCTATGTGGGCTAGGGCGAAGACCTGAACCAGAATATCCTGCAAGCGCAAGGTGTTCATCCATGCTGGTGAGCAGGAGAAAGGGAAGTAGGTCATACGAGTGATGATGAGATACATGGCATCAGGAAGGGAGTAGTTTCCGTGCTCAAACTCTACCTTGTGATATTCTTCTGTCTTTCTGAGTTCGGTGTCATTCATCAGACAGATTATATTCTGAGAGTTGTACCATCCTAAAAGAGACATGATGCGGATAGCGATGTCTGCAAACTCGGACTCTACGGTTCCTTCTAAGGATTCCTTGTAGGCTTGCTCCTCAGATACACCTAGCCACTTGTTGTAGTCTTCAATACTACCATGGCGGTCGTGACGGCTGGCTTGAATGGCTTCGCCCATTTCTGTGATGATGAGCATTAACTCTTGGTTGATGTCTATATCTGGCATTAAAAAGCCTTTGGCTTTGGCATTTTCGTATGCCTTGGTCATAAACTGCTTTAGCAGTTGTTGTGTTAATGTGGTTGTTTCCATATTGCTTTGATTTATTATTTTCTGATAGTGAATGCCATATCGTTGAGGGTGCGGCACCAGTTTATCTTGCCTTCTGCGCATAATTCATTGATGGCTTGATAAGGCTGATGGCATCCTCGGTTGATGATTTCGGCTGTGAGGACGTGGGGCGGCACGATGTGGGCAGCTTCACGCTCTGCCTGAATCTCAGCGATGATGGCTAGGATTTTTTCTTTCTCTGTCTTCATGCGGTGAAGGTAAGAATGAAACTTGGGTGACTAAAGACTGATACATAAGAATTTCCTTATTTCCGTTTATGTCCATGCAGCACCATTTTCCATCTATCATGGTTTCGATGATAGGCTTGTCTTTGTACCACATGATAAGGGTCTTGCCTTCAAAGAGAAGGCGGTGGGCTTTGCTTACTCGCTTGCCTACCTTGATATATCCGAATATGTTCATGTTAGAAGAGGGATAGCTGACCAGTCTTGTCATGATAGTGATTTCCTGAAGGGAATATCAGTTCCTCGAACATGGCGGTCAGGCAGTTGGTTACTATTGAGTTTCCTGCAAGGGCATAGAGTTTGCTCTTGCTGATAATGAGTTGACCGCTCTTCTCCTTGCTCAGGAGTTTGTCTATGTCAGCTTCGTGGACTCCCATCAGGCGGAAACAATCTCTTGGAGTGTACTTCCTGATTTGGATGGAGTATTTCTTTCCGTTGGGAGCGGTGTGAATGATTTCTTTACTCATGGTTGTTACGAATGTCATTGATGATGAATCTATTGTTGTTAGCATGGTTGGGGCGATGCCTTGATAGACTTGCTGATTATACAAGTCTAAGACTTGCCCCCCCATATCAGGCTTCACCTTCCCCGATAGGAGCAGGGATTTCATTCTCTTTCCTCCAGTTATCATATCTTCTTTACGATTAAGAATAGTGGGATGCAGTTACCTCCGTGACCCATGGCTGAATTGATAGTAGGAGAGATTCCCTTGGTGGAGTAGACTCTTGTCTCCTGCTCTATTCTTCCTTTGATTTGGAGGTTTGCCAGCTTTATAATTTTGTCGCACATTATAATTTCTTGATGATTAAGACTCCACCCTTTGGATAATGACCAGTGTCTAGCATATTCATTACGCTGGTCATAGAAAAACTAGAGGTGACAGCAACAGAGCAGCCATCAGCAGTTTTCGGTATTGAAATCTTCGGGGTAGAGTTTTTCGATTGATTCATTGATGTCTGCTTTACAGAGATACTTTTCTAGGAGTGTCTGAGACATGAAATATTCAGGAGATACATCGTCTTCCAATATGCCCTCAACCGTAGTCTCTAACTTGATAGGCGAAGGGAAGTGATATTCAGGGTTCGGTTCGTCTTCTGTGCGTAGAATGGAAATGACAAAGATACGTTCACGATTCTGAGGGATTCCGTAATCTTTTGCATTCAATACTTTGTAGAAAGAAGTGTAGCCGTATGAGTCAAGGTCTCGGATATACTGGAAGAAGTACTTTCTCATTGACTTTGAGAGAAGACCTTTCACGTTTTCGAGCATCACATATTTAGGATGCTTGGCTTCCAACATTCTCCTTTCTTGGAAAATAAGAGAAGAACGTGTACCGCTACCTTCCTCTGCTCCCTTGCGAAGTCCTGCGTTAGAGAAGTCTTGGCAAGGTGAAGACCAACTGATGAAGTCGAAGTCGGGAACCTCATTCCAGTCAAGAAGGGCGATGTTGCCGAAGTTAGGGATTTCCCTGCCATGAAGAAGTCTGTAGGCTTGGATGGCAGAAGGTTCTATTTCGGAAAAACCAACAACATTGAAGTCGAACTCAGGATGCTTTTCTTTGAGGTATTTGAAGGCTAGGCTCTGACTGCCATATCCTGCAAAAGCCTCAAAGATTCGGAGGGGATGCTGCTTGTTGTACTTGCTAATTTGTATCATTGTGGTAAACGGTTTCGTAGATGTTACGGATTCCACTGGATGCCCAAGCGTTCCATTGTCCCGTTGTCACGATATATCTCCAATGGGATTCTACATGAACTTTGTGGGTTATTCTTTAGAACTTCAATCATTCCGTATATTCGCTGACGTAGTGCATGGTTCTTGTCTTCCTCTGTTATCTGCTGCTCTACCTTTGTCTTGGCGATGAGTTGGCTGATTTCGGAAGGATTCTCGTTAACGGATGCTGGCGGTGGTGTGGCTCCGATGAGTTCGTCTTCCCATCCTCGCTGGTTGAGGAAGGTTTGGAAGTTCTTTCTGTACTGCTTGTCGGGTTGGGATATTACATAGAGAGGAATATACTCTATAGCTGCCTTGCGGTCTTTCTGGCTCATAGAGTTCCACTTCTTTTCGAGTTTGGCTTTGCAGCCAACCTTCTTTTCGTAAAGGTTCCATGCTCGTTCAAAGGTATATTCGTCTTTGACTTGCTTTGGTGGAGCGGTTACCTTGTAGCCATTCTCTTCTAGAAGCTGGATGGCTTCGTTTAGTTTGGCTACGAAATCCTTTCCGTTCATGATAATTACATCATTCATAGTTCACCATTTAAATAATTGTCGATTGCTTGAATAAATTCATCTATAGAGCGGACAATGATGTATTTGCCACCATGTCGTTCTACTTCAAACTGGAATACCTTCTGTTCGGGTTCCTGCCTACCTTTCGGTGTTTTGTTTTCGATGCAAAGGAAACCATACTGGGATGTGCGCTTCAGGAGCAGCATATCAGATACTCCTGCCTTCATACCTTCCTCTTTAAGCCATGCTGCTTGTTGGGAGGTTCGCTTGCCACCATTGGGAACGGCAAAGAAGACTCCTTCGAGGTCAGGATATACCACACGGATATACCTGACCTCTGCGGCTTGCAAGTTGTGCTCATCGTAGGACGAACGCTTGCGTATCTTCTTGCCTTCCTGTTGTAGCTTTTCTTTGATTTCAGCGTAGGTAGCCATTACCAATCGGTTGAGAAAAGGTCGTTGAGCGAATCTTCACCCATCAGACGGATGGCTTCATAGGCAAGGTTTGCATTCTTGAAGTAAGTATTTGCTTTGTTCAATGTCTTTGTGTACAATGGAATAAAAGTATCACCGTCTTTGTTGATACCCCAGTTTTCATGGTCTCCATCGAAATCTGGTTTCCAGTCACCATTGAGATACTTGGCGATGTTCTGCAACTTGTTGAAAGCAATCATGCGTTTAACTTGTGCTTCAGATGTGCAGTTGTCAAAGTCTCTATAATTTGATAAAGTTTGCACCCATGAGTCAATCGTGTCGTGATTAAGAAACCAAGCATCCTTTCTAAAGAACAATTTTCTACAAATATCATCATAAGTGATAGGCTTGCCTTCCTTATCATCAGGAGTCTTTTTCTCGTCTCCTTCAATCTTCTTGCGAATCATCGGCTTGCCATCCTCGCTTATGAAGACTTGAAGGTTGTCAGGAATAGGAAGTTCTACGGCTGTACCATCCGTTGGAATGGTGCATTTGATGAGACTCGCCTTTCCGTTATTGATGTTGGTAACGTCCTGATTACTGATGCCTTCTGCATGAATATCAGGAGTCTCTTCCTCGGCATTCTCTGCCATCTTCTTTGCAATCATATCTACTCCTTTACCAAGTAGTGCTCCGAAAAGCATTGATGCAAACTCTGGTAACTCTGGGTTGTTGCTGCGCTGACGATTACGTCTGTTGTTGCGCTTGTCGTTTCTACGTGTCATACTAACTATAATTTTGTAAAATGTTATTAAAATCATCTTCTGTAATACCATTAGCCATGAGAATGGTTAGGATGGTATCAAGACATCTACTATATACTTCATTGAATGCTGATTCGTCCATCTTGGCGAAGGAGATAGACTTGGCTCTCTCCAAGAACTTCTGTCCGTTGAGGTCGTAGAGCGGTTCACTGAATCCTGACGTTATCAGAAGCTCTTCACGGAATGTGTCTATCGAGCGTAGGTTTGTGCGCTGCTGCTCGGTGAGACTATCCCATGCTGCTCTGATAAGGGCGAAGAACTTGCGATGGAACTTTACGTTGCGTGGTCGGACGATATTCGCCTTGACGATGGAACCAACCTTTATCTTTTTCATTTCCTCGTAATCATCATCCGTGTAGGGACGAAGACCAGTGGAGGTTCTTACTAGATGGATTTCCATACCTTATATTAATGATTAGAATGGGAGACCACTTTTCTGCTGACCACCTGCAAATTGAGCGTTCTGCTGAATAGGTTGACCGCTTGCATTAACCTGAGGGGGAAAAGTCTGCATCTGCTGCTGGATTGGTGCTGGCTGAGGTGGATAGTTGGCTGCTTGCTGCTGAGGAACCTGACCTATCTGGCTCTGTACCATCTGTCCCTGCTGCTGACCATTTGGTCGTTCCACTTTCCAACAATCCAACTGATTGAACCATCGTCCGTCTCTAGACTGATGAGCCTTCAATCCGATGTTTGCGGTGATGATTTCACCTACCTGAATGCCGAACTGCTGAATCTTGTCAGAACCGTAAACTTGGATAACGGCTCTTGAAGGGTACTGCTGGTTCAACTCTTCAATCACATACTCTTGGGAACTCCATTGGGTTCCGTTTTGGGAAGTTCCCATTTGAACTTGCCCTGCTGCAATAATCTTGCCTGTAAACTTTACGTTCATATCTATACTTAATTAAGTTTGATTCTTATTGATGGCTTGGAGATACTGACTTTTGTTAATTTCTCGTAAGCATTTGGATATTTTTGTTTGAAGAGTTTCATGTCGAGCGTTCTCTTAGTGGTACTCTCAACATAAGAGTAGGAACCGATGTTGGTCTTGATGGATTTCTGCTTGTTGGCTTCCATCATCTTCATCATCTGCTCCTTCAAATCATCCTGCTTAATCTTCAGGGCATCCATACGAGCGGAAACTAGTCTGTACTCCTGCTCCAGTGCTGAAAACTGCTCTGGAACCTCCACCTTATACTGATATTCTGCATCATCAGCGAGATAAGCGTTGATTAAATCGTCAATCTGCCAATCTGCTACCCTTGGTAGCGGCTGGAACTTGCTCTGTCCGTTCTTGAACCACATGCAGACTATCTCCTTCACCTTCAAATTAGGATTCTGCTCCTCGAACCATTTTGCGTAGATGGATAGCTGGAGCGATACGTTGTCGTAGTGGAGGGTGGCGGTGGTCTTGTAATCTACCAGATAGATGTTGCCTTCATTGTCGGCAAAGATTCCGTCAATGGCTGATGCAAAGTTCTCGCCATCCGTAACAAGATATTCGGATGCGACGTAGTGCAAGTCGAATGCGACTAGCATACTATGGAAGGCTTGAAGCTCTTCCGTAGGATTCGGGTACTGCTTGATGTCGGCATCGAAGATGGAGCAGAAGGTTTCAAACGTATTGTGGATAAGACCTCCTCGCTCTGCTGCCTTCATCAATACCGATTCAGGAATGTTCTTGTAGGTGTCGGGGAAGGCTTTCTTAATGAGCGTTCCAGTTACACCTTTCAGTTCCTTCTTGCCGATGAAGTACTGGTGAGATTCCTCAATGAATGTTACTCTTGGCACATTCAGGGTAATTTTCTTTGTTTCTGCTGTCATATTATTGTAATCCTAATTCTTTCTTCTTAGAAGATACTGCTTGCATGAACTGAGGGCTGGCGGTGAGCGGCTTGTATGTCTGAACTACCCATACCAGATTGTCCTTGTTGACACATCTGCTAAGGTACGCCAATCCTTCGTTCAAGTCATTGGTGTGATACTGGGGTGTTGCTGGCTGCTGTACGGCTTGTGCTGCCTGAGCGGTTGGATGCTGAGTCTGTGTCTGCTGCTGCGCTGCCTGATGTTGCACATCGTTGGTTGCATCTGAATCTGCATTATCATCAATGGCAAAGAGACCGTTGAGGGCATACTTTCGAGCGTAAGAGGAGGATGCTCCAGTAATCTGACTGCCATCCATACCTTTCTTGGATTCCTCTTCTCTAGCCCAACCAGTGGTTGTTTCACACTCGCCCTTCTCGTTCTTGATGGTAGCAGTTGCCTTCACGTAGATGCGGTTGCCTACCAAGACTACATCATCGGTGATGATGAGTGTACATTTCTGCTTGGCGAGTAAAGGCTTGACAGCTTCTAAGATGTCCTCAGCCTTGCGGTACTTGTAGCCACCAAATTTGTTGAATTGACTCTTCGGGGCTTTCAGTTCCGACTGAATTGCGATAAGTTCTTTCATATCTTATATGTATTTAAGTTGTTATTGATACTTCCATTCATAGTGGCTGCATCTGTAGCCGCCATCTGGGTTCTTATTCGGATTGTCACACATGGTCAAGAAGAGACAATCGTGACAACTGCTTGCTTTATATCTCATATTGTATGGTTTGAAATGTTCAAATTAAAAACCCCACGGTTCTCACGAATGGTGGGGGCGAGTGTTCGTTATTTTAATATAACCTGAGCGGTCGCTACCGCATCGCAAATGTAATCTGTATGGTAAATTTTAATATGTCAATATTTGCAATTTCCTTTAGAAAAGGAGGGGCTGCTAAATGTAATGAGAAAACAGCCACCTCCGTGGAGCGACATCTATACAATCTTGCCGGATGCTGACTCGCTCCTTGGTTCTCTTCTGCATTTATGGAGGCTTAGAACTCCCAGCACTAGTAATCGCACATATTGTGATATATTTACTTTATGAATCAGAACTATTTATCAACTATTAAAAAAAGAAATTCAACTTGCTGGCTGCATTAGAACCGATTTGTAGTTGTGCGCTTCTACCTTTCTGCTACCTTATCTTTAAGGGTCACGGCATGAGGTCTGCATCTTCACAAGTGAACTCCAAGCGTTCCAAATTCCACCCAGTGGGTGTATGTATTAGCTTGCCACTTCCACGTCTAAGCATCATCTGTGGTTAATGATGCTCCTTTTGGGTACGTGTACCTCTCTAGGAAGGTTTATCCTATCCGATATAAAGCCTTGGAATCGGGCTATATGGGGCGCAAGGTGGGACTCGAACCCACGACCTCGAAGGGGATGAACCTTCATACTCTACCAACTGAGTTACTTGCGCTGGCTAATCAACAATTTATACTAACTTAAAAACATGAGTAAAAAATGACTATATTTATCACTTGTGGAGACTGGGAGTAGCAAACTCCAAAAAACCTCTGCTATTTACGAATGAAAATTCGATGGCTGAAACATTACAAGACTTAACAAATTAATAATTTAATACTAAATTCAACTTGTGAGGTTCAATCTCCTTATATCTACTTGCCTACCTCCTTGAAGTAGGAGCGCATTTCCTTTATTAAGAGGACAAACATGGCTATAGATGCCACGAACATAATATCTGCGAACATAAGTTTATCTGTTTAATGGGTTACACAATAGGCTGCTGCCTCTGATTCTATCTCTGCCATGCTCTTGCTGCGGTTCTGCATCATCCAGTCTTCCAACTCACTCTTCTTGAAGTAGAGTAGGTTGATATTTGGCTTGTAGCAGGGGAGTATGTGCTTTCTGACGTTTTCCCTTACTCCTCGAACCGTCATGCCTAGTATGATTGCAGCTTCCTTGATGTTGAGCACATTTTTTGCTGCTATCAGCGAATACTGCTCGATGCGGTCTAGCTGCTCCTTAATCTCTGGGTCTATCATATCAGTCGAATTTGAGGGTTTGTTGACTGGCACTAGCTGCCTTGGCTGGCTCTGTTCCACCAGTGCCCTTATCGCTGGGAGTGTTCTCCTGCTCTATTAAGGGGAGAATGCCCTTCGCTTTGAGTGATTCATATAGGAAGATTCTTCCTTTCGTTGTCCACTCGGTGTTGTACTTCACATCGTGCCGACCATCACTTCTTAGTATATCTACCGCTCTGCTGTGAACGTAACCACCAGTGAGGAACTTTCCGTACAATATCCACTGACCTCGAACCTTATGCTGAATCTTCATCGTTTCCAGTTCCTTATTCAGCTTCATGGCACTCATTCCGTAGTCTTGTGCTATCTGGGTGACGGTCATGGTGGCATTACTCTGCAAGATTTTATCGTAGTAGCTGACCTTCGGCAGCATTTCGGTAATCTTGTTGCCCAGTTCCATGTTCTCTTTGCTGATAGTGACGATGGTTGCTTGCTGCTGCTTGTTCTCCAAAGCTAGCTGCTGTTTCTCCTCCTCAGCCTTGACCAGAGATTTGAGGGCTTCGAGATAGTTCTGAGGGACGGATGGCATTTGATGCTGCTCCTCCAGTTCCTTCCATCGTTTAATCAACTTGGCTCTCGCTTCATCGTTGAACTTGGTGGCGATGTAGAGACACTCTTCCTTGTTGAGGGAGTAGTAAGGTCTCATCTTGTGACCTCCGTTGTTTATCTCAACCTCTTCCTGCATCAGGGAAAAATTTCCCCCTTGCACTTTTTGCCATGCTGGCTCCATCTTTCGGATGGCTTTCATCACATCATTGTGTGGCTTGCCAGTAATCTCTGCAATCTGTAGTGATGTCATTCTGTCACCATCTACAATAGTTGAAATTTCATTCATAGGATTCCTCCTTCTTTATTATTAGTAGAACACTACCTTATCGTCTTCTATACCTCCGAACTCATTCAAGGCATCCTGCCTGATGCTTTCGGCTTGCCTGCTCTGACTTCTAAAACCTAGAGCGTTGTAGATTGTTTGCTTTCTGCAACCATACCGCTCAGCAAGTTTTTTTCGTCCTTCAGGCGAAACTTTGATAATTTTTATCTTTTTTACTTGCATATCTTAATTTTTTGTTGTAATTTTGCTTTTAATATATAGCAACTTACTTGTTTACGGTTGCAAAGGTACTCTTTTCCGAGTAAACTACCAAACAATTTCTCGAAAAAGATTAGTCCTTTAAGATTAATTAGTTAATGTTTATAAATGTAAATTGTATGGAAACAACTATTTATCAGAGAGTTAAGCTAGTTTTAGAGGATAAATCTATTTCCGTTAACGCTCTCTCTAAACAGATTAATGTAGCGCAAGCTACCCTGAATCCTCAGTTAAGAGGTGATAGAACTTTAGCAGCCAATATCGTAGCGAAGATACTGGATGCCTTTCCTGATGTGTCTGCTGAGTGGTTGATGCGTGGTGTTGGTACTATGTATAGTAATCAAGATGCGGATGATTCATCTTATATGGTGGCTGAGACTCCTCATCGTGAAGAACCTAAGATAGAAGAGTCTCATCAGGATGATTCTGTCTGGAAGGCAAAGTACGAGGAGTTGGAGAAACGCTACGACCAGCTACTATCTATCTTAGGTGGTGGCATGAGAAAAGCAAATGTCGGTTAACATTAATGTTTAATTATAAAAATGTGGTAGATATGAAACTGATTATAACAAATTTATATACGTTGTTCATTTTAGCGGTGTGTGATGCGATAGTCCTCTTGTCTGTGAAGTGGGCTATTAACATTGATGTTATTTATATAGTGTTGTTGATGATAGGAACATTACCATTTATGGTGGTATCTAACTTATTTGATAAGTCGATAACGTTCTTCCCATATTATTTCATCAGATTAAGACAGGTTGATGTTTATAGTTCCTTTTTCCTATATATGCTTGGCTTTGCTTTCGGAACGTTCTATTTATGGCATACGTTTTGGCAGCATGATGGTCATTGGATATTAGGATGTATCTTTGGTACAATACTGAACTGGATATTGGTGGCTATGAAAGGAAATGATTTGGTGTTGGTTCATAAAAGAATGGGGGTGATGTGATGGAAGTATTTATAGGTATAATGTTGCTTTTGGCTATTATTGCTGTAATATTTATCCAGAGAATAATAAGTGTGAATCGTGAGTTAAGCGATAAGAAAGCAAAGGAAATGATGGAAAGGCTGAGGAAAGATTGCTCTGAGCACCATTCAATATGTGTTACTATTGATGGGTGTAAAATTATGCTAAGAGAAGACTTCATAAAGAAGGAATGGAATAAGACTGGAGAAGGAGGAATGCCTATCCGTGGTCAATATGAACCAGCAGCGCATTTTTTGAGACGTGTTGACGAATATCGCAAAATGAAGGCTGAGCAGAAAAGACGTTATGATGAGGAGATGGCACGAAAGAAACAGAGTATCTTAGGTAGATGCGAAAAGGCTCCTTTATCAAAGTCCGAGTATGAAGCTGACGAAATATTAAAGAACTACAATGGAAAATTGTAACTTTCAGTACTCGTGTTATTGATTTAAATGTGTGAGATATGAAAAGATTATTTTTATTATTGCTGACACTCTTTATGATAATTGGAGTGCAGGCACAGAGACCGAGTGTTAAGGAACAAATGGAGATTAAGCAGAATTACATGAATTTCTGTAAGGACTTGAATCAACAGTTGCCAATACAGGTGGATGATTACACAAGGTTCTATGCTGTAAGTTTCGTTAATTGGACTCTGACTGCGTATTATCAGCTTGATGTAGATTCTGATGATTTTTCAGAGAATGAACTGATAGAACTTCATGGCGAGTTGCGTTCTGCATTCAAGGAGTCTGCTAGAAGAATGTTCGCTAGTGGCAATTATGATTTGAAACGTGATGAATGGAAATGGTTTATGAGGGGCACAGGAATGAAGTTTAGGGCAAATTATAAAGATGCTTACGACAGACCGATGCTTAATATTACTTTAGATTATTCTGATTTCTAATCATCTAAATTTCCTAACTAGGAAAAAATATTTTCCCAACTAGAAAAGAAAAATGGCAGATGTAACTAACGAACAGAAGCTGTATGTGCTGCTGAAATATAAGAAAGAGCGAACAAAGAAGGAAGAGAAGATTCTTTCTATATTAAATGAGAAAGCAAATCTAGGCTCTTCTGATTTAGAGGAAGCGGACAAAGAATGCTGCAATCAAAAATGGCTGAGTCCAATTCACGTAGTAGAAGAATTGGGGTATACAACAAAGTACTCCCATAGAATAGAACTATCTGAGTCTGGTAAATCTCAGATAGAAAAGTTCTGGAGAGAATCTAAGTATAACCCTGAAAATGTTTGGAAATCTAGAGTTGTCAAATGGTCTTCTGTTGTCACAGCTATAATCACGTTAATATATTTCCTAGCGTGGTTATGCCAATTAGTACAAAAGCCAGTAGAACAATGATGATGTTCAATAATATCTTTATATATCTTATGTCTTCTTTCATAAGCCAATAATTTAAAAGTTTATGAGGCAAAATTACGCTTTTCTCCTGAGAATCAGAAACAAATTACATAGTTTAACTTTTAATCTTTGCAAAGTTTGCAGCAAACGTTGCAAACCTTGCAAAGACTAAGAGTTGGTACGGAGAGGGTACGGAGTTGGTACGGAGCGGGT